CGTCTATATATTATTCATCCTTCCGACTGTAATATAGTTCCAAATCAGAAGTAATCAGCAGCATCCAAGCAAGGTAGGTTGAACCCCATTTGTGCTCTAACTGGAGAAGTATAAAAGTACACAGAACCCCCAGCAGGTTTACAGCGATAAGTAGAAACGCTATTACCACTCATAAGTAACCCGGAGTAGTGAGCAATCTTCTGAGGATACTCACCACCAGTTTCATAGTCACCACATTGAAATCCATAAGAACCTAAAGGAACCATCGGTTGAGATACATTACCAGTAGAACCTATCCACTGAACCTTACCTGCACCGCCTGTGGAGTTTTCTAAATAGAATGGAAAAGGGAAGTATCCACCACGCCAAATCACAGGAGGGTATTTACTAGAATAAGTATTTACACCGCTAGCATTCTTAATAACAATACCATAACCGCTTGATGGGTTAGGGGGAACAAAACCAGTAGAAACAATTACAATCTGAATATTAGAAATTGAACCACCAACACCTGCTCCACTATTACCACCGAATCCTGTATATGTTCTTAGTTGGTTCGTATCCCTATCATGCCAGAGGGGCGTTCCTGTTGAGTTGAATCTAGCAAACACAACACAAGTTTCTCTATTAGGGACTGAAGTAGGGATAGTCCATGTTCCGTTAACATTAATAGTTCCTCTGTAAGTTACATACCCAAATCTACTAACATCTGTAATAGCTAAGAAGTTTACTGAGTTATACATTGCAATACCGTAAGCTGGAAGACCTGAGTTAGCCGCAGGAATCTCAAAGACATTCATATCAGCAATATAGTTAGCACTAGAGCCATAACCATTTTCTTGATAGAAGTTAACCCTCATTGTGCTACCACTTACAGTAGCCCCCCTTAATATGTCTATAGATGGGGGATTGCTTAACTCATAAAATTCACAAGACTTAGTTGGAATAACAACAGCAGTTCCTCCTGTAGTCATAGACGTAATACCTACGTTAACGAAAGTGCTGTTACCGGGGGAACTAGCCCCCTTAACTTTATATCTACCCAAAGAAGAAAGAACCCTAGAAGAATCGCTGATATCAATTATCGGCCCACCATCATCAGGTCTAATCATAAAACCATGACTCATGAAATCCTCCCGACTTTAACTCTCAAAGTCCCTGCTGCATCATAAACAGAAAGACCGTCACCATTCAAGAATACTCTACCTGAACCATCCTGATTACCTAAGAAGAAGCTACCACCATTACTATCTATCCTCCATCCAACTACACCGTTATAGTTGTTAGATTGAATTACACCAGTAATCTTAGCATTCGTAATAGAAGCATCTGCAATCTTAGCCGTAGTAATAGCGGCGTTAGCAATCTTAGCATTTGTAATAGAACCGTCTATAATACTGGCAGCTTTAATCTGAGTGACGCCACCAGAGATTTGGAAAGGCGTACCAGCAGTTGCACTACCATTAGTGAACACTAAACTGTTCGCATTGATTGTGAAGTTAGTAGTGGAGCCATTGTTATAAAAACCCACCCCACCCTGTAGTCCATCCACCGAAGTTTTCACTTCCCATTGAGCAGTGTACTTACCATCAACATCTCTTGCTACAGTTAATGCTTCTGATGCAGTTGATTGAGCATTACTTACTTGGCCTTGAATAGTTTGTATAGTTCCGTTGATATCAGTGATTTCACCAATGATCTGACTAACGTTACCATTGATTGTATCAACCTGAGTAATCACCCCATCTATTCTGGTATTAGCACTTATTACCTCACCCTGAATAGTTGTAATCTTGCCGTTGGTAGCATTGATAGTTGTTTGAATACCTTCTAAGATACCATCCAGTTTCTCACCATCAGGGCCAATGATATCATTAACAGTGATACCTTTACCCAACTCAACTTTAACATTACCTAACTCTAGCCAAACTTTATCCATCGCAGAGTTGACTTGTAAGTTAAGCGCTTGCAGTGCTTTTGTTCTTGCATCTATTTCTTTATTCACATCATCTAAAGCTTGGAACATTTGATTAGTTGATGTACTGATTTTTGTTAGTTCATCATAGACAGCAACGTTATACTGTTCACTATCTGTTTCATTAAGGAACCCGACATTGTAAGGTTGTGTACTGTTACTTCTTAATGTCTGCTTCCTATTACCATTGGCTCCCATCGTAACCTCCATAAAAGAAAAGGGAGGACAAGCCTCCCCAAATCTTATCTCCTACCACCAACTACATATTCAATAATAAGACTATTGATAGCAATAGTTGAATCAGGATCTTCATCATACATTTCATAATACAAATAGGGATGATTAAGTCTGACATTAACTTGCCTAGTCTTACCGGCTATATAGTTTCTTACTGAGTGGTTATGTCCTTTCTCGTTTGAATACTGAGTACCTCCAGCAGCAAACTGTATTGTACCTCTGCCTGTTACTTGAGGGTTAAAGACATTGACGTGTTTCTGATTCCATTCATCTGTCATGTTATCAAAGTCAATACCAAATCTTTCAGTCCACATCTTCAGAGGAACCTCAGTAACTACATCAGGATTGTCAGGACTCCATAAATGATTATAAGCTCCGATATCCACTTGGTAGAAACCTTTAGCAGCAGAAGCAACTACTGTGATGCGTTTATGGAAGTTACTCACATCCTTTTGCCACGGAGTTTGCTTAGCTTCTATACTGTCCCAACTAACGTTCTGGAAGTCTTCCCAAGTAGCAGACTTAGTTAATACAGGAGGATCAATAAGAGCAATATCATAGCTATATGGAATATCACAAAATGACCAAGTATCAAATTCATAATTCCAGATTGCAGCTTTATTACAAGCCCAACTATCTTTATCTGAACCCGGAGCTACATAAAGAACCCACACTTCTTTTTTATCAGAGTGTAGATGAACCTTAGTTGCTGAAGGATTTATCTGACTTATCTCATTAATGATTTTATTCTTCACTCTATTAGAAGCAATAGATTTTTTAGAAGCACCATTGTGCATAATGATATCATTCTGAGTTACAACGAAATGACTTCCCTCAACCTCAGTAACACACTCAGGAGCAAGGATACCTGAATCGTTAAATAGTTTCTTAAACTGGAAAGGTTGGTAAGCGTTCATAGTCGGTGTACCTACGTATGTCTCAAACTCTGTATAAACAAACAGATAGTCTTTTAAGGGCAGCATGTCGATAAGCTCACCGTTGGAGTCAGCTAAGTCGATATAGCCCGCATAACCGTTCTGAAGAGCTTCTATAGTACCTTCTGTATTAGTGTTGCTATCAGGATCTCTTAGATCTGCAAAATCATCCCACAGGAATGGAGCAGCATTCTCTTCAGCAAAGTTAGACCATCTAAGTCTCAATGGGTAATGAATAGAAGCACCAGACGAATTGGTCTCTGTCATATTCATAGCAAACAATCTATTGTTAAAAGCCCTCACTCTCTCAGAGAACCAAGTATACTTTTTAACAGAGATGTTACCACCATCATCAACTTCTGTTTGATCACCCCAACCCGGAAGATCAGTGAAGTATTCATTACTGAACTCTTTTACTTGAGGTACATGTCTCTTACAAGTAGCAACAGCACAGTTAGAGATTACAGTATGATACCAAGTAGTATCTGGAGTAGCAGAATAGTCTTCCTGTCTCGTATCATAAACAGCTACAGTAACAGTTACATTACCTTTCTTAGTTGCAGTAATTTCCAGAGTGTCTTTAGTGTTTTCCACATAAGAAATAATACCATCCCTATTCACTGTCCACTTATACTGAAGATTAGGAATCCCTGAAGGAGACACAACAGCAGTAAGGGTTTCAGTATCACCTACATCTAAGTTGAGATTCTGTTTATCGATAGTGACACTTGACACTGTAGCCACTGCTCTTGCAAACAAAGCAAACCTTGACAGTGTTCTGATTCCAGCCTCTCTAACAGTAAGACTACAAACAGCGGTACTCCCACCTTCTACAGCAGTTGCCATAACCTGAGCTACACCAACCTTCAAGTATTTCAGAGTTACTGTATCTCCTGTACCTACCACCTGAACAACATCAGACCCTAATGGTACGCTCCAGATAACACCCTTCTTAGCAGTATCTCCCGGATAGTAACCAACAGTAAGTGAGTCACTAGTAGTGTTTACATTAGTAGTAATCTGAGATTTATCAAGAAAGATATAGTCAATAGCAGAGATAACCTGAACAGGACACTCAGCTCTGAGACTAGGGGTATTGGTAAGGAAACAACTAATAGTAGCTGTACCTCTTCTCTTAGCAGAGATTGTAACCTTGAGAGGGTTATTAGGGTCTACAGTAAAAGTAGCCACTGACAAATCACTAGACACCCAAGTAACATTTTTATCTACAGGATTAGCTGGATTAAATGCCACAGTCAAGGTGTTACTTCCACCATTCCTGATTTGCAATTGAGATTTGTCTAAATAGATACTATCAACATTAGGTGTGATATTAACTACAACAGTATCCCAAAACTTATCATCTTCTCCAGTAGCAACTCTCACGGTAACATTACCAGTGTAGGTTCCGTTAGCCTTAACCGTAGCTCTTAGAGGGTCGTCAGGGTTAGGAGTAATGGTTGCATAGCTAGTGTTACTAATAGTCCAGTTAGTCTTTAAGTTACGTACACCTTCTGGAGAAACCTCAGCAACTATCTCGTAAGACTCTCCTAATTTAAGTTGAACAAAGCTGTCAACAATAGAGATACCTTCTACGACAGGTGCTACAGTAACAGAAGTAGTGGCAGTAGTTGTCTTGTATGGAGAGAACTTATTGAGTCTTGTAAGTGAGTTATTATCTAATTTGTATAGACTATCGGCAGTTCCTACAATATTAAAACTGTTACCACCGCTATAAAAATCAAAAGGCATTGGAAGAATTGATAAAGGTACAAGACTCTTATCATCTTCAACAAAAGAGCTAGGGGCATTGCCGCCAATCTTTAACACTCTACCATCTACAAACCTAGCGTTAAGGGCATCGGTAAAACCGTTAGGTGGTAAGTCTGTTGCAGATAAATCAGCAATAACCCCTACAGCACCTAGATTTTTAATCTGATATTGGGCCATAGAGGTTATCTCCTTTTATTATGAAGTTCGTTTCCAGATATTAGTAACTACGTATGGAGGCATAACATCCAACGGAGCTTGATTCTCAAGAGCTGTACCTAGCCTTAGAATACCACTAAGTTTATGGTCATGATCACCAGCAGACTCTGTTTGGTAAGTAGCTGGAGTTGCTGTAGAACCAAACACACCACCAGTAGTATCGTCGATAGAGATTTTATAGTTTCTCATACTCAGGTTATGTCTATGACCGCCACTTCTACTTACAGTGATTCCATTGCTAGCAAAGTTAGAAGTCATAAGAGGTACGTTAGCTACTAAAATCTGCTTAGAGAAACTACCACCCTTTTCACCAAGTGCGAAAGTTCTAGCAGATTGATTAGGAATAGATCCTGTAGGTTGTACAGTACCTGAACCCATCAACATACCAGTAACTTTTGTCCAAGTACCGAAACCAAACACATCAGCAGGGTTAGCAGTACTATCAGTACACCAATAACTGCCAACCTGAAAGATGTTCTTAATAGCAGAAGTGATTAAGTCTTTAACCTGTTTCAGAATAGTTAAGTCATTATCAGAAGTGCCCGCTGCGGCATTCTTAACTTTAACATCATCTAAATCTAAAACCTTAGTTTCGCTCCCAGTAGTATTCTCTGTAGTGAAGGACATGTAATCAGGGATCTTATTAAGAACGCCAAACTCAGTAGTTAATGGGGTTGTAGCAGTTGGGAAGGTATTCTTTAAAACTTGCTTAGTAAGCTTTACATGATCATCACCTTCCGAGATGTAATCTGTAGGATAGGGATACTGAGGATTAAGATCCTGTACCACTACCGCATTAGTCTCAATAGCCAATTTTGGCCTCCTTAATATTTACCATAGTCGAACAGAGCTTTATCATATGTTCTTCTGTTAACCAATCCGGGAGATGTTACTTTTTTCCCTTTAATCGTAACTTTAGTCCATTTCATAAACTGTCCCGACGCTGCCGAATAATCTCCTTTATTTAACATCCTCACCATCGTAGAACCGCAGAACGAATAGTTTCCAATGTTGAATGCAAAAGATGTTAACGCATCGAATTGATATTGATACAGAGGGACGTAAACACATTTCTGTACGGCTTTGCTGTGGTTTGATATATCCCTTGTCAACAGGGCTAAGCACTCTTGAGGGTTATATTTCAGTCCACGCTTAACTGGCTTCTCATTTAAGTCTAAGATAGAACCAGAGCAAATAGTCCAAACACCACCTACATCTTGATATGCTACTGGAGCATTACCTTCCCTCTTCATAAGATAAACGATCCCTTCATCGCTCATTTCTAATTGAGAGGGAGGCAGAGCATCAGCTATCATGTCTAACCTCCTTTCCTTTATTAATCCTTTTCTGTTACCTCTGTGTAGGTTGAGCATTGTAATGTACTCGTCATGCCCTTTTTATAACTTACACAACCAAAGGTGGTGCTGTTAGTTTCAACAGTATACTTACCACTTCTCTCCAGAGTCACTTTGATTGTAGTGTGCATACAACCGGCTAGGCCGAAGGAAAGTGTTATTAAAAGCGTCCACCAAAACAACTGGTGAAGCTTCTTCATTATTCCTCAACGCTAGTCGTTTGAATAATTTTAGCTAGTTTAACTGCATCCTCACCTGAGCAAGAGATCACTAAACTCTTACCAACTTTGGCGGCTGCACACCCTTTACCAAAGCTAGAGGCAGAAGCTTGTCCTGCCTGATTTGTATATGACTTGGATGAACTACATCCCACCATTAATGTACTTGCTACGATTAGAACTAAAATGCTTTTCATATTAAGTCTCCTTTATCAAGTTATTTCCAACGACCAATAGCTATATATTCAAGAATACAAGTAGCTCCATTAACAGGGCCGATAGCATTCATTGTCACAGAACCAAGACCTACAGTATTAACTCCTGACCAAGCCAAAGAAGAGGAACCACCGTATCTACTTGCTGGACTTACTCTAGGTAAACTACCAACAAAAGGTGCTGGGTAAGTTAGGGTTTGTCCTGAACTTACATAGATAGAACCTGCTGATGTAGTTGTTGCAGTGGATACCCCATTAGACGACCAACAGACCATTGTACCATCTGAGTATTTTACATAATTACCATTACTGTTTGAACCGCTATCAACAATAGCAACCATCTCTCCTTGATCTTGAGGAAAAGTCCACTCTTTGTTTATAGGCGTTGAAGTTCTACTATCCACTAGACTAACAGATGCGGTAGTATTACCACCAATAACAGTCTTACTTCTGAATGTTACCTTAGAGTAGTTAGCACCTGCTACTTGATAAGTGGAGTTAACTGAACCACCATAAGTGATTACACCAGAAGAGGGGGCTGTCTTATCGCCAGTAATAACATCAAAGCTAGTATTAGCAGCAACAAAACTTCCACTTACCCTAATCAGCCAAATACCCCAAGCAGAACGAGGACGAATTTCACCAGTATTGTCTCTACCATATACTACACTTGATTTACTAGCATCAAAAGACATGACATCTACATTGTTACCACTATTTGTTGACTGAGTTACCCTGTTCCAGTTTGACGAAGATGCCTGTACTGTTTTACTGAATACACCTCCCGTAGCAATAATAGTGTCTGTTTCAGTAGATCCGGTAAACACTCTTCTTATATTAAAACCACCAATAATATTAGGAGCAGCGGAATCAGAAGTTGTACCACCAGGAATATCATTAACATTAGAACTCGTACCTCTAAGATATAAACTGCTAGTAGAACCAGATTGACTACCATTAAGGTCAGGCATTCTAAATGTAGTAGAACCATCACCAGTAGAATACATGCCCCTGTTAGATGCAAAGTTTCCATTAGATGCCCCACTGTCTTGCCAGAGAGCTTCAGTTACACTGTTAAGAACACCAGCGGCAACAGCAGCCCACACGTCAGGATAGTCAGCTCTTTTCAGGAGTTGTCCATCAGCAGGTAAATGACCAGCAGGAATTAATCCAACACCACGAGTACCATTGAACCACTCAACAGCACCGATGAAATTATTCATTACACCATTAAGTGAAGCCCCACCTGAACCACCTGAAGATGCTTGAAGCTGACGAAGAGTAATAGCATCGTAAGCGTTAACAGCATCGCCACCCAATCTTAATGGGCCAGATAGCGCAGTAAGGGAAGTGATATCAGAGTTAACACCTTTAGCAGCTTTATTGCTTAGAGAGGTATTGATAGTTCCGATACTAGAGTTGATAGTAGATATGGTTGTCTTAATATCTTTAATATCGTTTTCAGTAGTTGTAACTCTTGCTTCAAGAGACCCTACTCTCTGATTGTAATCTTTGATTTGTACATATTTATCTGTCAAGTCAACACTACCAGCCTCACCATCAACAGTGAATACACCAGCTACGGCAGCATCTCTATTGACTACAATATAAGGCATTAGTGCGGAAGACTTGGGCATAAAATCTCTAGCCATTTTAATCTCCTATAATATAGACCCCCAATAAAGGGGGCCATCTTTTTATTAAGGTGCTCTTAATTCTATGCAGAAATAAGCATTAGTGATAGTAGTAGGGTCAATCAAAGTCCCTGTACTAGAAGAATAGAAAGTTACATCAGCTTTCAATCTCTTATCACTGTTGCCATTATTAATACCGATAGAGCCGCAGCAATAAACCATAGAACCACCTTCTTGAGTAGGGGTAAGAAACACTAGAGGTCTTTTAATCTGAATACTATTCAAATAATCAACATAAGTATGATCAAAGATGATTCTTAAAGAAGTGCTACTAATAGCTAACTCAGCAATACCATAGTTACTAAAACCCTGATTCACTATAGCTCCATTAGGTTGAGATTTACTTACGTTAATCAGACCCCAAGCTAAGCTTCTGAGAGGTGCAGTTGCTACACTACCACCAATCAAAGATACACAAGGATTAAAGAAAGATGATACAGTTGAGCTAGTAGCTGAAGAACTGTTACCTACTACAAACATTACAGCAACGCCATCTGCGGTGCCTACAGGGCATGTATACTCAAGTTCATAGATATCAAAATCAGGACTAATAGGAAGAGAAATGCTATCATAAGAAGTGCCCTTAGTTTCAATATCCAGAGATACGAAACCCCCAGCAGCACCTACACATTTAGCATTAACTCTAACCTTGATTGTATCGCCCGGTCTGATTAGGTAGGACATATATCTTTGAGTACCTGCCCCGGTAATCTGGAGCAGTCCTGAGTTTACTGTAGAACTACCTGAGCCAGTAACACTGACCCAAGAGTTTGTTGAGAAATTCTTTTCACAAAAAAGGTTCATTAAGCGCCTCCTGATAAGTTATAGTTAGACATAATTTTATTTATACCTAACTTATTCATTGCTAATTTATCTTTAGGCTTGTCTACCGTCCATAGAGCTAATCTAATACCTCTATTTCTACACTCTGTCACAACAGCCGCAGTAGTTACTGAGAAGTTAAGCAACAGATAAGCATTACCTAAAGCTTGAATCGCATCATAATCAGAAGTAGTAGGAACTGTACCGAATAGAGCGCCAACAGCAATATTTTTATTTAAAGACCTAACCCTTTGCAGATTATTAATCTCAAAACCTTGCAACACCACCCTATCTTCCATCTGAGCAGCTACAACATCAGAAACAATCAAATCTACATCGTCGATAGTTCTTATATTTTTAATCTCTGGGTAAACCTTGACGCCCTTCAGCTTACAGAAGTTAAGTAGGTCAGCAAACAGAGGGATTCTTTCTCCTGCATAAGCTGGACTGAACTTAGAACCAAAATCTAAACCTCTTACATAAGAAGATGTTAGGCTAGTAATTGTACCTGTACCGTTAGAAGTCCTATCAACTGTGGTATCATGCATCAGAACTCTTACTCCATCAGAAGTAACAGAGATATCTGTCTCTAAAGAATCTGCTCCAGCTTGTAATGCTGATCTAAAAGCAATCATTGTATTCTCAGGGAACATATTACCAAAACCTCTATGAGCAATCAGTTCAGGATAATCGTTCTGATCAACAACACCAAGATTAAGTCTTGCAACAGAAGAAGTTTTAGCACCTGTACCACCTTGAGAAACACTCAGAGCAGTAGTTAGTCCGGTTAAGGATGTAATATCGGAGTTAGCACCCTTCTTAGCATAAGCAGAGAAGTCTAATTCAATATTACCAGTAGCATCATCAGGGCTGATACCATTAACAGAAACTACGTAAGGAACTTGAGCAGAAATCTCACCCTTTTCATCCAGAGAGTTTGGAGTTCTTAATGCCTCACCAGACCACAAAGGTACGCGGAAGGTAGTAGAACCGTCACCTGTTGAGAAGCAGTTCTTTTTACCTGCTTGCCACTCTGCTTCACTGACACTTGGAACATAACCAAGATTGATAGCATTCCAAAGGTCTGGATAATCTCTTCTATTATATTCACCACCATTCTGAGGAAGCAGGCCCGGATAGGTAATTGGTTGATCTGGATCATATTGGAATAGAACAGTCTCACCTAACCACAGAGATGGGTTCCCTGAAGGGAGGGTAATTTGAACGTTACCAGTATCATCAGGAACAACATTGTTAACTGTTTTAAGTTTCTTTTCTGAAGAATCTAATTCCAAAGAAAGATTGTTAACAGAACCAGTGACATTATACCAAGTATAAGCAGAAGAACCGTTATCCCAAATAAGAACTTTATCCCCAACAGTCCTTTCATTAAGATCTGTATTAGCATCATCTAAACTACGATACACTTTTACAAAACCATCAATTGTTTCTTTACCGGGAATGTTAGCAATAAGCTCTTCAGCTCTATCTGCCTCAGCTTTAGCTTTTTCTGCCTGAGTAGTAGCATCTGTTACAGCAGCTTCTGCCTTAGTAACACTACCTTCAGCTTCGTCAGCAAACCCATCTGCTTCATCTCTATACCCTTTTGCTTCAACAGAAGCTGCTTGAGCTGAATCAGAATAAGACTCGGCTGCTTGTCTAGCCCCATCTGCTTGCGCAGCAAATTGCTCAGATTTAGCGGCAGCATCTTCAGCTTTCTGAACTACAGCAGCAGCATCATCAATTGCCTGTTGTGCTCTAGCTACAGCATCATTAGCAACAGCCTCAGCAGCAGCAACCCTAAGCTCCAGCTTCTCTACATTAGATTCTACATCTTTAACACTCTCAAGAATTGTTCTTGCTTTATCTAATAGCTGGTCAGCACGATTAAGAATATTATCCGCATCCACTAAAGCATCAGCAGCAGCTATGGCATAAAGTCTAGCGTCCTCTGCATATTCAGCAGCTTGTTTATACCTAATGATATTTGAATCATCAGCACCAAACTGGCCTACATTATTTTCACCTGTATCAAATAAACCCATCAGATTTCTCCTTCAATTATTTAGCCACCCAACCTACACTCCCTTCATCTGATTCTTTTACATAGAAGCAAGCATTAGGTTCGCCATCAATCTGACGGTAAGTAGAACCTCTAGTTGCAACTACCACCCCTTCAGGACTTCCCTCACCATAAAAATCTCCGAGAGTTTCTGTAAACATAAAAGAAGAAGCTGTAATAGTTGATACAGAGATAGAACCAGAAGTGATTCCCGATTGTGCAATCTCAGCATACTTCTTAGCATCATCAGCGTAATCCGCAGCTTGTTTATAAGAGTCAATAGTGGCATCAAGAGGGCCATACTGGCCCACGTTATTAATTAGATTAATAGCTTTGTCCAACAGTATTCTATCTGGAGTAGCCATGTAATTCTCCTTCTTATTTGTTATAATCTACACCATAGCTGATAGCTCTTCTGCCAAGCATGTCATAAGAGTTAGGAATAACTAGAGGACTACCAGAATATTCTGCCATGTCTGCTTGTTTCTGAATATCGAGCATAGAAGCTGATGCTAAAGCACTCCATTTCTGAACGCCATTATCGTCCTGAACAAATAGAGCCGCATGTTTAAGTGCAGTATAAAGCATTAACTCTGGGGCGTTGGTGAGAATTGCACATGAATCAGAATCACTCTTCATCTCAGCAGTATCTCTGTAATAAGAACAAAGAACTTCATTACCAGTAAGCTCTGTTCCTTGTGGAATAGTTGCAGTAATTGGTGGATAGAAATAAAACCTTCCTGTACTTCTAGCCCAAACAATTTCACTTTCATTGAAAGATGTGGAATGAGTAGTCTTACCTCTTCTTAACCAATCAAGTTCTTCCAGAGAAGTTACTCTGAAAATCTGACCAGTCTCAGCTTTCATAATATAGTTAACTTGAAGCAAGTCAGTAGGAATATAAGCCATCCCATTTGTAATCTTCAAGTAAATCTCTCTTTCGAATCTTGGGATTCTTACTGCTCTATAGATTTCTTTCTCAGCGAAGTTAATAAAGTTAGGAATCTGATCTACAAATTCATCATCATCTCTATCAGCCCAAAGAGCTACGGCAGCTTTTAAATCACCATATGTGCGAAGTTGAGAAGGAACAGAAGGCATTGCCATAGTTGTCTCTCCTTAGTTGTAAGTCTAGTTTATATTCATTAGTTTAATTAGTATACTAGTGCTAGAAACGAAAAAAGCCCCAACCATTTCTGGAAGGGGCTTGAAGTATTACGTTCTAACTTACGCTGGGTCGGTAACGGTGATAGCTGAAGTATCTGTTTTGCTACCATCAGTAGTTGTTACTGTGATAGTTGCAGTACCTGCTTTAACACCAGTCACTAAACCAGAGCCACTAACCGTTGCTACAGATGTATCAGAAGACTTGTAAGTTACAGCCTTGTTAGATGCACCAGAAGGAGCTACAGTTGGTGTTAGTTGACGTGTTGCGCCAACCTCGATTGAGGCGGTCTTAGGAGAGATTGTTACTCCACTCACGGGAGTGGTTACAGTAACAGTCGCCGTGCCCTTGATAGTGCCGTCTACGGTTGAAGTTGCCGTGATAGTAGCTGTACCATTAGCTACTGCGGTTACTAAACCAGAAGCATTCACTGTTGCGGTTGCTGCTGAAGAAGTAGACCATGTAACATTCTGATCTGCGTCGCTAGGGGCTACAGTCGCGGTTAACTGACGAGTAGCACCAACAGCCAAGTTATTAGTTGCTGGAGCTACCGTTACGCCCGTAGGGACGCTTACGCCTTTACCTTCAGGATGCCAGAGGCGAATGGGTTGCGGTGACGCAGACCAACTTCCATCTCAATCATCCACTTCTCATAAGAGCCGTCTTTCGCCAGTTCAGTACGCTTAGGAGCGCGCAGAACCATCTGAGTCCAGTCAGAAGCGCGGAAGAAGTAGATTGCATCTTCAGGCATCCAACGGTTAACAACGATCTTATAAGTCTGACCGAGTGGGTCAGTGATGGTATTAACCTGCTTAACGAACTGCTTGGTATTCTCGAACAGACGAACGCGAGTTGCACCACCAGCACCACCTTTCTCTTGCAGGTCAGCGAACTGAGTTGCAAATTTAGGGTGAATCATGATGATATCTGCTTCAGAACCAGCGGTATACAGTTGCAGGGTAATATCGAACAGCTCGTCTTCGGTGAATACACCAGAAGCAGCGGTTTCTTTATGAACAACAGCACCGGTATCCGGGTCAACAGCATTCAGGTCAGCTACGAGAGCTTGGAAGCCAGCAGTCTTACGAGCTACAGAGCTTGAACCTACAACCATTTCCTGATCGGACAGAAGAATAACTTCTAAGTCACGTTTCAGTTCCTTACCTTTCTTCTCCATCTGATACATCAGCTCACGACCACGTCCATAGTTAGCCAGAGTGTTAGCAGTATCAGAAACTTTAACAACCTTACGCAGAATCTGAGTAACGTTATTCAGTACAGTGGTAGAACCGAGTTCACCGTCTACAGCAGCCGAACCTTCAACAACAGCGTTGTCTTCGTCCACAGCAGCAAGACTGTCAGTCTGCCATTGGAACAGGGTCTGGTTGATGGATTCTTTACCAGTCATAGACACAAAAGGAGTGTCCTCTGGAGAGATCATAGAGATCCAGTTTGCGAATGAAAGTTTTTTACCATTCTGATCATATGATACTAAAGTAGCCATATATTTTTATCTCCTATCATAACTTTTATTTTTAGTCATTAGTCAATTAGATGATTGAATGCATCACTGTTCGACATACGACCCTCTGAGTACGCCTTAGCGGCGGCTGCTTTTTTGTCGCCAGTACCCGATTGCTTGTTACCAGACTTCATAACTTTCTTCGGAGCACCAACTTTCTTAATCTTCGCTACTACGCGCTGCGCACCTTTATCAAACTGATAAGCTTTGTACAGAGCAAGGAATACCGAAGGACGGTTCTCTTTAAGAATCTCTTCTTCTGATGAACCTAGATCAATTGCGTATTGCAGAAGATTCTGATACAGTGGTTCATCCCAATTAGGAATTGACTTCTTGAGTACCTGAACACACTCGACGCTACGAGCACGATACGCTTCCTGCTCTTTTTCTTCTGCCTCACGGGCCAAGCGCTGCTGCGCATCGACGAGCTGTTGTTTTCTGTCTTTGTATCTGTCTAGGAATCTGCGATTCTCAACATAACCCTGTGGGTCTTCCTGAGCCAGCTTATCCCAATCAAAACCTTCGTAATCAGAAATTACTCGGTCTGCTTCTAGCTGAGCTAGGGACAGTACATCTTTAAGACCTGAAACTTTTTCTTCGAAGACTTTAGCGTTATTTTCTAACTCTTCGAATTTAGAATTGATATCCGAACCATTCATGTATCCATTAGACAGTTCTTCAATAGTCATTTCACGACCATCTGGCAGAGTGATTACAGTATCGAAGTCAACATCAACTGCGTCGCCTTCTTCATACTCATACTCTTCATCAGATTCGTCCGCATCACCAGTGCCTTCTTCATCTTCGTCTGAATCTTCTGATTCATCTTCCGACTCGTCTTCACCTTCTTCAGCATCTTCTTCGTCTTCTGACTCGAAACCATCTTCATCTTCGAATACAGGGTTATTATCATCAATACCTTCAAAGCCTTCGATGCCTTCATCAGCAAACTCTTCAGGATCTTCTTCGATAACAACTTCTGGTTCTTTATTAGCTTGGTAATTTTTCAGGTCTTCCGCAAAGGAGCCTTTCATATCTTCAAGCTGCATAAACATTTCAAAATTATCTTGTGGCATTATTCAACTTCCTTATCAGCATCATTAATGGCTGCTCTAATGACCTCTTTAAGCCTACCGATTAATTGATATTGCGTATATAAGTCTTCGCGTTTTCTACTCTCTTGGGGTAGTGTAGTAACTATCTCTTTTGAGAGCTTTTCTTTTAATGCCTCTAATGCTGCTGAAAGACTTCCGTTTTGGTCAATGGCGGCAAAAGCCGCCTTGTGTTCTCTATTCAAAATTTATACTCCTTATTCATTCATCAATCTTCTGCGTTAGTATCATCTTTTTTAGAAGATTTACGCTTAGATGCTTTTGATTGCGTCTGTGCGTCACGCTGAAGCTTAATTCCTTCATAAGCTTGGTTTGCACTATGTACAATCTTGTGAGCTTGCAGCTGTCCATTCAGGTTGATCTCCAGCTCCTTGAGAGTAGACTCATACTGACGAACCTGATGTTGCATAAGAGCTAAGTTGTGTTTCATCTGCTCTACAGCTGCATCGTTATCAGTCTTACGATTCTCCAGAGACATTCTATCCGCCGACTCTTCTTGCTTGTATTGAAGCTCAGTATTCTTCTGTTGAGTTTCATCAGCAGCTTTCTGTTGCTTGAAGGCAAGTTCATTCTCAGCAAGCATACCATCATGACCAATCTTCTGTACCTGAGCATTAAGCAAATCAACTTGAGCTTTAAGCTGTTGAATCTGTAGAATCTCAGCAGGTTGTGGTTGTGGTGGTTGATACTGCTCAAGTGGCATAATATAGTTATGAATATCATCAATACCCATAAGTCTCATAATCTCAGCAGTCATATACCTATCTTGTTCCATTGTAAACAGAGGAGCAATAGTAGGATCTTGCTGAAGCATACCTTTGATTGTCATTAAGTTTGATGCACGTTGCTGCTTCTCACTAGGGGAGATAGCTACGCTAGTAATGATATTCTCACGAGGAGGTAGTTGCTTAGGATTAATCTGTGCTAAACCTTTAGAAGTCTGGATGGTCAGAATAGACTCACCATTCTCTCTGAAGAGTTTATAGATAGATTTCATTAATCCAGTCATACCACCATTAGCAATGTTACGGCTCACCATACGGATACGGTTTTGAGCTGCGTTCATCATTAAACCAACAGTCGCATAAGCATTATCATTTTTAAATACATCAGGGTTAATACCCATACCAAGACGAGTAACACCTGTACGCACTTCTTTCACTTCATCAGTCATTCCAAGTAATTGGTCAATACCATTAGGCAGACTATGATAAGGGAAAAGATTAACTGCATCAGGTCTTTCCATTTCGACAACACCACCGGGTCTGTTATCCAAGAGGGAACGTCTATCGTAAGCACCCTGAATAGCAGTGTAGCGTCCATAGTTAGCATTATTGACGTTATCAATATAACCACGAATAATAGCAGTACGGAGATCTTGAATATCTTTAGTAATGTCGTAGATAGACTCACCGAAGATTGCTCCCGGAATTGGATAAGGGGTGAATGTTTCAAACGGAATGTCATTTACTTCGTTAACTTCAAGGACAATGCCGCCAGCTTCAAACACTTGGTAAAGCCTAACGTTGTTATTGGAGTCCAAAGAAGAAGTACGAATGTAATGTTCATAAACCCAGATCCTCGCAGCTAAGTCTTGACTGTCTGTACCAATGTCATTATCTAAATCAACACGCCAGTCAGTACGTGACCAAGTAACGGTGGTTCTATTTGTATCCTCGTTAGGAGAATACTCTTGCATGGAATCAAGTTCATCTTCAGGGAAGCCCATGTCCAGCAATTCGCGTTTAGTTTTTCGAGTACGATGGCAGAAGTAAGTTGCATCTTGGATGTTAACTGCGAATTCATCAATTAAGATTTCTTCGATAGGTGTATATTCTACACGCACACGTTTAACATCTAGGACGTAGCTAATAGTTGCATCTACCAAACCTTCTGGATGCTCTTCTTCTGGTTCATTGATGGTTACTTCAACATCACGAACACCAGCAGCTTCAAGTCCGTCAACATATGAGTTGAGTTCTTGCGGGTTGACACCTTCCACATCTTCAGTGAGTGCTTTAGATTCAACATTCCAATAACGTTTGATAAAAGAGTTACGAGTGACTAAGCACTCTTTCAAAGCAGATTGTAAAATATTATACCCATCATTATCTCTGAGTAAGATTTGGTTTACAGTCTGCGTTGCAACTTTAGCAGCGTCGCTATCTCTCTCGTCTACGCTAGCAAAAACTACAGCATCTTCACCTGTGGTGAAAACGTTGAGCAGATCTTGGAGTGTACCGTTTACAGTTTCCCATACAGTGCGGTCAACATACTTAGAACCACCGGCAGTTACAGCAGCAGGCAGGTTGCCATAGTAATATTCCCACGCTTCACGGGCGTAACCAGTGACTGCTGTGTTCATGTAATCTTGAGCTGAGTTACGGTGCTTATCTAAAGCTACCTTCAGTTCATCTTTCTGGTCTTCAGTAAGGTTAAGACTCATGTACACATTTCTCCTTAAGAAAAAGTAGGGGAGTTCCGGTTAACTAATCTCCAGCACCCCTCCCCTTAAATATTAATAGCTACTATTCCAACGACTAATGTTATCATTATACGCTGAAGTGTAACCGTGGTTCGCATCATTCTTAGAAACACCACGATGTGTTACAGACATTGCTGAATATCTCATGGCATCCATAGTATCGTCGAAGGTCTTAACAACTTTGCCCTCGTTACGATGATAGCGAGCCTTCTCTTCAAAAACTCTATGACAGTGATTAAAGACTTTGAAACGACCAGTCTTCATACGTTCACGAATCTCCATGATTCCCGGCTCAACATAATTGTTCTTCTTACCATCCATTCCAATTTTGTTATAGAAGGTTTCATGTTTCGCATTAACACCTGCATTTACATAATATTGGGCTACGGACATACCGCTTCCTCGCTCCATATTCTGTGAGTCATGCGGCAGAACAACAGGTATCCAATTACCCCTCGCGTTAATTGCATGTGCGTGTAAGGCAGGAACTCCGCCATCTGCGTGATATGCGTCATAAATATAAATAACATCGGAATCAGGATCGTACGCTGACCAAACAACTGCTGTATCGTGAGTAATACCAATATCGACACCAGCAACACGACGCCAGTGATCAGGGATTGGGAACGATTCACAACGAATCATTTCATCTGACACGTCATAGATTAGACCACTACCCATAACTGGTTCACCTCTTGAACGCATCTGAACTTGCCAGTCTGGAATAGCCGCTAACATATTTTTAATATCTTCCTCAGTGATATGCGGAGCATCCCACCAAGTTGCATTTTGCCAATAGAGATCCCCATCTTTGTTGACCATGAACTTATCAACTAACTCAGTACGTCCGTTCTCTGGTGTAGCTGTTAACACTACCAAGCCTCTTGTTGTCAGAGTACGTGTAACACACTGAGAAAAGATGTTCATGCTATCGTAGGGATCTTCTTCATCTAGCCAAATGAAATCTACTGTAGCACCCATGAGTGCGTGTTCACCCTGTTGGGTAGAACGGAATTCTAATGTACTTGTTCCATCAAATTCGCCTCTCGCGTTGAAGTGTTTAACTTGTACAATTAGAATCTTGTTACCATCTTTTTCTATTGTGTCAAAGTCGATGCAGTCACGCGGGATAGCTCCTGTACCAAGTGCTCCCAAATCTTTGGCTACCGGCGTACCGAACAATTCTTTTTGCAGAACCTTTCTTGTTGAGTCTCCAGTAATACCAACTGCCCAAGCGAGGATGGGCTTATTAAACCTATGACCAGTCCACCACGTTGGATACCTTCCGGTTAAATGACATGCCATCTCATATGCTTCACTGTAGGATTTCCCGACACGGTTAGCTGCACAGAGAAACCTAAAGCGATAGTCTTTGCTAGCACTATAGAATTGTTTTTGAAAATCGTAAGCATGGAAGTAATTCATCTTGTTATACTTCCGAAGGTTTTCCTTTTCCTGTAGCATTCGGAACAACTCAGCCTTTTGTTCTTTATTCATTGTTCTCAGTGCGATTTCAATTTCTTGTGATAAATCAATATTAGACATCTTTCCTCCATCCATGAAAAAAGGGCTAGACCCTGTATTAGAGCTAGCCCCTTCCTATATTAACCTTTAGTCGTCTTCTGAATCCTCTTCTTTAGACGGAGGCAAAACATCTCCACCCAAACTCGCAGATAAGAAGTCACGGATTTTATTATCCAGTTGATCTTCAGTGAGAGCATCATGCTCGTCCATCTTAACTTCAATCGAAGCAGCTTTCGGATATACCAGATCGGCAACCTTAGCAGCAGCTTTGAATCTCAGGTCAGGTGGAATGGTTGGATCTTGATAAATATCAATCATGACTTCATCAGGGGACAAACCAGCTTGTGCAACTCTATCTAACATAGCTTGAGTTAATTTGTTTCGTTTACCTTTAGCTCTTCCGAACTTGTTTCCTTTTTCGAACTTACCTGACTGTGGGTTCATACCTTTAACTTCATATTCATCAGTAACCCCAGCCAACCTTTTGAGTTGTTCGTTATCCATTTATCAGTTCTCCTTTTCTTTCATTATAAATATTTTCGCGCCGGTTCCACCTCCGCCCCCAGCTACGCGGGGTCGTCGGCGTGTCGCTTACGCTCCTTCCTCTGAAAGAAAGAGAAGTAAGTCTATAAATGGCATGTTTGTTATGAATGGCAGGTCAGCTATGAATGCACACCCAATACCATGAAGGGCAGGTTTCTCTCTGATAGATACTCCCCACCCCTCATAGCTTACGTACTCTTTACTACTTTCATTAGCTCAGTACAATCTTACCTGTCTTTAATCCTTCCATGATTTCATCGTACGCTGGATGTTCATGAACAGGGATGGTGTTGTACTCATATGAATGGAATGGTTCTAAGCAATTGAGCTTACCATCTTTATCAACTTCTACTCGACAACCATTGATGATGTTGCCTGAATGCACATCTTGTTTAGCTAGGCCATTAATGCGATGGTAGGCTTGAGGCCCATTCACCATTTCCATAAATCTGTTAGCAGAATCTTCTACTTCTTTGTTATCAACAATATGATAGAAAGTGTTGTGAAGGGGGTTCTTACCACCAGATAAGAAATTCTCATAATCCTCTAACTTGTTTGGATTATTCACTTCTCTCTCATATTCTTCTTCCAGAGAGATTGCATGACCTGCGATGTTAAGGGCATGTTCCTTATCATAAATATCATTAACAGCACCACCACGTAAGCTACTAACTAATTCAGTGAATTCAGTAGGAGTGATGTGACCTTCATTCAGTAGCTCATTCAGGATTGCTACTCTCTCATTAAAATTACTATTCATTAAATATGTCTCCATGTTTTTCTGTGTACTACATTATGGATGGTAGTTCTACCAACACCATACCTAGTAGCTAAAGCCCGAACCCCGTAAGTACGAGACTCCGGTATAAACTCTTTCCGTATCTGGAGAACATCTTCTTCAGTAAGTACGTGTTTTCCGTGACGTTCAGAATATAAATTATTATTTACTGCGTGTTCTACATTAATCTTTTGTGTACACCACTCTAGGTTGTCTATGTGGTTGTTAAGCTTATTACCATCTTTGTGATTAACAACTAAACCTTCGTAGCTTTCTTGTGGATGCCAAGTCATAGCAATCAATCTATGAATGGGGAGGTAGTGAACTTTTTTGTCAACTGTAACCTTAACTTCTAAATATCCTGCAAGATTGATTCTGCAATATCTTTGTTTCTTATTTGTTGGTTTTCTTATTTCACCAGTCTCGTTTACCTCTAACCAAGACTCCCAACCATTTACGAGTTTGAACATAATGCCTCCAATAATATCTATACATCTTATTCATTATTGAAAGGTGGAATAGGGTTCCGTAATAGGGACACTTTTATTCTCAAAAATCCGACGAGTGGGGTATAGAGCTTTTGGCGAAAAGGCAGAAAGGGGAGTCCTCATTTGGTTTTTCCTAAACAGAACTATCCTTGTTTGTCAATCGGAACTATCCTAAATCGCTAGCCATTCACCGCTATGCATACCTATGCACTACCTACCCCTACCCATTAATAACAGGGGGTTTTATTCAGAGGATAAACTATTCAGTGTTATATCTTATAAACTATTGATTCATATAATATAAAAAATGTAGGAAATAACCCGTATTTATGTTGACAACGTGATGCCGATATGATAGGCCCGACTATAGAACTAAGCATAGACTATACTCTGAGTAACTAAGCATTCATTGCTATTGCATAACCATTCATTATCCGCTGAGAAAGATAAAGTCTAAAGCATTAATAGCTAAAGAATGATTACATTTCCCAGGGTTAATAAACGTAGATTATTCAGTAGGTTAGTTGTAGTAGAGTTAGTAAGTTGTTGATTCTTCTCTCTTTTCTTCAGAGTGTGTTTGAGTGTAACGAAAACGTTAAAGATGTTAGTAGAGAGTTATATGCCTGTTAAGTAATTGTAATTAGATTGTTAATAGGATGTTATTCATACTTAGAATAAATATAGTAACTTAATGAAATAATTCTTGACATTTACTATTAAATATGTTATAATATACTATTAGAATGATAGTAATAAGTTATAATGTTTTATAGAATTATTATTAATTGAAATATTATTATTAGAAATTATAACTCTTAGAATTATTAACAAGGTTAACTCTATTACATTCAGATCCGTAGTCTATAAGTACCAGATTATAGAGTGATTATTGAGCAGTTAGATTAAGTGGTTGATTTATAAGAAGTTTTATTTGTTGATTGTTGGAACTGTACAAGATACGCATGTACGCGTTCTATCTACTGAGCGATGATTGATTGGTACTAGATAGATAAACTGTTTATAAATCAGTAACTTAGATGTTTAGTGCGATGGGATGATAAGAATTTAGAGATTATTTTCTCTTTAGAATCAATAACTTAGAAGAAAGATTGAAAATAGTTAGACAAAATGGTTGCAGTGAAGGGCGATTCTGATATTATGTATCTCAAGCCAGCAGCAACGGCTCAGACAACTAGAAGTTTGGTTGTCGTGCTCTTTAACAATCAGACTGTTATGTTATCCCTTTAGTAACGATGTTACAAGCTAACGAGAATTAACTAGATTGCCGTTGAGGTTGTTACTGGAAACAGTGACTTAGCAAAAAGGTTAATTGAGAGTGAAAAAGAGATTGACAGATTAAAACAGTCTGATAGAATGGGCACCAAGTTGAACGGAAAGCCGCGCTGAATAAGTTTAGTAAGCCCCGCAAGATGTTTAGCTAGTAGTACCGCTCTTTAAAAATTTAACTTCAGTCTGGTCTGATAAACTATCTACTTAGCAGGGGAAGGTTTATCATGGCAAGAAATACTCTTAAACGTGTGATGTTAGGTTATATCCTAATTGATAACGAAACGGGCGCTGTATTCGACAGAGGCCCACACGACAGAGAGTGGTCACTAGTGATTAATAAGTCACTGGCAGATACTCTCAGAGATTGGGGCGGCAAGGCTGCCATAGTCGGGCAAAACGTTGTGTTTAAGTGATGATAGACTGGCGCTCAGGCGCTGGTTTATCAGACTAGATTGAAGTTGAAAAAATTGTTGACCTGACCGGCGATTGCTGTATAATGGTTAACAAGTTGAGGCGATAAGCCTTAACAGATAACGGTGTAACAGCTTGTTGTCGACGCTCTTTAACAAACAGGATGATTACTTAACTAGCGAAAGCAATCGCTTAGAATGACGCTCAGGCGCTTCTATGATGGTTGTTAGTAGGTTGGTTGTGTGTAGCGGGTAAATAAGCACAATCGACAAGGTTAGTAGCGAAACAGAAAGCTGATTATCATATCGGGCTTTTGTAGCAGTCTGCCTATCCGGTGAGACTAAGCGCAATAGCTGTAAACGGTAGATGAAAGGTTAATAAGAAGTGCGAACGCCCACTAAGTTAAGATGACAATACAGAATGTAACAATTCGCTTTTGTCTATCATCCGAGCGGCTAACGCCGCGCCCCGTTTAACAATATGGTTTTGATTCTATCCAAGTATGAGACTAGCGAGATAGTTTAGTGTTGAGGATTGAAAGCAGATAACTCCCTGTTGTAGTTTGATATAGTGATTCTGTGAGTAGTGGCTTAACGATAATCGCTGATAGTAAAAGTAGGGCATGAGTACGTGATAGGCCGGAAAGTGTGCGAACTGAAAACGGTGATTAGTGCGGCGTTAGAGATTATTTGGATTAAATAGAATCGCCTTTGTTAAACGGGAGGATAAAATGTAAAGCGTAAAGGTTTACAACCTAAATTAATGTGAGGTGGCTTGGTGCCTTAATCTGAAAAAGATTATGTGAGCATGAGCCTCTTTACCTGTTGTCAGTGCGGTTACTACTGTGACGGCGCTGATAATGGTAAACAGGTTTTTAAACAACACCTTAGCAGGGAGTGAAGTAAATGGAAAAAATAACACTGGTTAGAATGTTTAGACAATTACTTGTTAGTTCAATCGACAAGTTAGGCGCAGGCGGTATGAAACCGGAGGCTGTTTATCGGGAGTTTATCGCTCGCAAGGCTAACATCCTCGAAAATGTACACTCTACCACTAACCGCAAAGAGCATTTAGCGTTAATGCTTATTGCAAACAAAGTTTATGTGAACCCCACTAAAAAGGGCAGTAGCGAACTGTTAAAGAAAGAGTTTGAAACGTGTTTAAACAAACTCCCTTCAGCAGTTAACGGTTTTAAAAAGTAGTAAACTGTAGTACAATCCGAGTGTAATAACTCAATCTCATAAATAAATACTTTGAAAGGTAAATAAAATGTCTAAAGTTGAAATCGTAAAAGGTCAAGATAACATCCGTAGCGTAATTGGCGCAATCGCTGGTAAAGCTAAAGCGTACAAAACCGTTATTTCTAGCGCAATCCTCTCTGCTTATCAGCACTACCGTTTACACGGTGATTACACCCTGCTGCAAGAAGCGTTAGACACTGTTTTCTCTATCAATTACCGTGATTACTCCGCCGTTGCTGATTTTGTTCGCTCTTACACTGAGCTGGAATGTGTTACTCTTAATCAGGGCCGCCGTCAGCGTGTTGAGATCGCTGGAACAATTGAATCTCAGATGGAACGCCCGGAAAATATGTCCATGAAAGATTGGAACGCTAAGCTGGAGTCTAAGCGTAGTGAAATGATCATCCGTAATGGTCGCTTTGACGATTTTGCTACCGGCAAGCCGATCCCAATGAAGAATCCTAATTGGGTACAGGGTATGCCTAAAGATGAAAAGCAGGAAGGCGTAGTTTACGACGGCGACATCTTTGCATGGCATGATGATGTTAAATGGCTGCGCACTGCTGCCCCTACTGTTGGCGGTGAAAGCACTGAAAACCTGCGAGAGCTGCCGGTAGAGCAAGCGGTAAACGTCGCTGTTAAACTGGAAGATCGTGTCCTGAAATCCAGCAACAAGCCAGTGTTTGCTGTCCTGATTCATATGATGGAACGTTTTGAAGCTGAAACCGGCGTGTATGCTACTGATGAAGAGATTGAAACTTTCCAGCGCCGTGTAAATGCACTGCTGGAGCGCACCAAAGCGCGGTCAGAAAGCAAAGCAGAACGTGAAGCTGCTGAAAAGCAGGCTGCTGAAGAAAACAGCGGTGAGCAGGTAGTAACAACAGAGCAGGGCGAACCACTGCCTTACTAATACCTGATTGTATAAAAGTCAAAGGGCATAATCTAACAGGTTGTGCCCTTTATTGTATGCAATTATAAGATTTATGTTTACCCCGTCTTAAATGTAACCCTGCTAAGTTATTAGGCGGGGTAGACATACCCATTATTACTAGGAAAAATTATCAATGTCTGAATTTGTACAGATGAAAGATGCTCAAACCGCTGAAGAGAAAGCAGCATCTATCGCAGCTATTGCAGCCCGTAGTAAAACACGCCACCTAACTAACTTTGGTTTAAGCCGTGGTGCTCTGCGAGTGTCTAAGCAGTCTGAAAATAGTGATGTCCGTAGCAGCGTAACATCTCGCTTTCGTAAACCTGCGGAACGTGGTACGTTAGAACATCGTGAGACGCGCAAAGTAACTAAAGGCCGTCAGAAAGTTAAAGGTAAAACTATTGAGCCTGACGGCTGGTATACTCTTTCTCAGGGCGCTGATTGTGTGATGGGGCGTGATGAAAACAAACGCACCAAAGCTACCACGTCACAAGGCGTTTTTGTGAACGGAAAGAATAAAGGGTTTAAATGATCAACTGCTGTTTATAAGGTAACTTTACCTAGCCACTCCTCCGGGGGTGGCTTTTTTTTGCTTAAAGAAAAGTGTAACCTTTTGTATAGGAATGTCTAACAATGAAACAGCAAACAATATCTAAAGAGCGTCGCAATGCGATGCATCGTAATTACAAGGCATACATAGGCAGGCTGATTGCCTTGTTCCCTGAAGTGTTTGACCGTGAAAACCCTAAGCCGCTGGCTATCGGTACTGCTGAAATGCTTCTCAGTCTGCCAGCGTTAAAGATGGATGATGATCTAGTGTCTGACGTGCTGGCTTGTTGGTGTAGCCGCCGGGAGTATATCCGTGCTGCTTATCAACTGCGGGAACGTTGGAACGTGGTCGGTGTGCCTGTTGGCCCTATCATTGATTGGCAACAGAAACGTTTTGACACTCTTTATCACAAGATGGTCAAGCGTGGTTTGTATAACTAAGCTATACGGGGCAGGTTTTACTACTGTGACGCCGCGCCCCCTCAGTAAAAGGAATTACTATTGATCTCTACGGCTATATTATATGTCGCTCTCACTACTTACCATGAGGCAAGAGGTGAGCCAAAATTGTGTCAGTTATTAGTGGCTGAGACAGTGAGCAACCGTATGAAAAGCCGTGATTTAACAGCTAAGCAGGTTGTAAGACAAAAGAATCAATTCTCATGGGTATCTGTCTTAAAGGGCAGAAGTGTTAGACAGGAATATAAAAGAATACAAAGGACAGCAGAACCTGCTGATAGGAAAGCACTAGATGATTCAATCAATCTGGCTAATTGGGTTCTCTCTCCTTTGTATGTTTCAGTGAGTGATGCTGAATATTTCCACGATACTAGCATACGTACCCCTAAACACTTTAAACATAGGATAACGTGTGGAGGTAAGCTAGTTTTTTCTAGGTAAATCAATATGGATAAATGCGTATTCTGTAAGCAGCCGATTGGTTTGCTACAAGAAATAATCTTAATCAATTGGCGTAAGCGTAAAGGTGAGCGCCGTATTGTTATTGCTTATAGCTGCACTGGTTGTGGTGAAGATCGTATAACTGACTTCTGCCAGCCTGAAAGGCCAGTGTTCAAATAAACAACTACTGTGACGTTTTTGTGAGGAATTGCCATGCGTAAATTATTGTTGTTGGCTGTGTCAGTCTCGTTAGTTTTCACCGCCCCGGCAATGGCTCGTGGCAATTACAATTCATCCTCTGAAAATTACCAGAAATATCAGCAGGATACTCGTACCCCTGAAGAGATTGAAGAGGACGAGGATTATGAAGATGGTGTTACAGATTGGGAAGATCACACTGTACCATCTCCTCAGCATGACTCTCAGAACGCCTCTTTAGCTATGTGCGGTAAACACACTGTCTTTATAAATCAAGATGATAATGTGCTTACAGTGGATGGTTTAAGCTATCAGTTGCTGGGTTTTGATTATAAGGTAGTTAACTCAGAACCTGTTCTAATTGATCACTATGCTCTTGGCAATAAGATTGCTAACTTAGCAGTATTTCAAAACTCTAAGAAAATGATCTTCTTTCTTCAGGGTGAAAAACACTCTGTTGAATGTGTTCCATATCAGTGGAACTAAGAGTATATTTCTCATAATGGACTCAAAGCATGAGCTTAACGCTAGCGTTGGATCGCTTGCTTCTGCACATGCTTAGTATTCTTTTGTATAGGAGTTCATTATGGCTAAGATTAACGTTAAAACAGCCAAAAAACCTCTTAATAATAAAGAGGATAAGGCAAAAGATCCAGATGTGAATGATGTTAAACGTAAGTTAGCAGCACTACTTCTGTTTCAACAACTCCACAAAGAGAAGCCCAAGAAAGGTAGCCTATCTAAAGTGGATTCAAACGACAAACCCTCTGAGTAATCAGGGGGTTTTCTTTTATCAGGGTTAATATATGTACGAAGATTTCGGTAGTATATGGGTAACAGCGTTGCTGGTTTACCTTATCGTTTTCTTTATCGATTTTGTGTGGATGAATAAAGTAGACAAAGAGAATCAAGGTGTTATGACTAAAGCAGATTACTTTATTAATCTGGTTGAAAGCATGATGTGGCCTATCCTCTTACCACTTGAGATCATCTTCTTTCTTATCATTACAGTGTTCTCACTAACTCTTGAGTCTTTGTTCTGGATTCGTCGTAAGGTTAAAACGCTGTGTAAGCAATTCTAGGAGGCGTCAATGGATGCCGGGTACATTCTTACTATCTTCTGGTTTTTCTTTGCCTGCATCACATTTGGCTGCCTTGTAGGTGGTGATACACCTAAAGAGTTCATCAAGCCTACTAAGGGTTTTGTCTTAAAGGCTTGGTTTATCTCTGTATTCTGGCCTATAGCTTTCCTCTTAGTTACTATCGAATATCTTGCTAAGAAAACTTCTTGGTTAGGTGGTTGGAGATAAAATAGTTGGTAGTGTTTATATACTATAGCGAATGGATATAGTATATAACCAGTAACTAATTATGATTCTGTAGTTCAGTTGGTAGAACGGTGGACTGTTAATCCATATGTCGCAGGTTCAAATCCTGCCAGAATCGCCAAACAATGGGAACCTGAGCACTCTAGGGGACTAGAATATGAGCAATGGTTAATGACACTCGTGATGGTTCCCACCATTCAATGTTGGATTACTCAAGCGGCAACGAGAGCAGACTGTAAATCTGTGGCCCATATGGGCTTCGAAGGTTCGAGTCCTTCATCCAACACCAAACAATGCACCTATAGTTAATTTTTGAGGTTTACTATGGCAGACTGTAATCGTTGTGGGGATTCTGGGGGAAAGTACTCCCCAAATGAAAACTCTAATAATGGGGTTTTCTGTTACAACTGTATTGATATTGTGTTAGCTGGGGGCGGAGGAGGTGACTGTAACCCTCGTTACTCTGATAACCCCGGCACAAGGGAAGCTTATAGAAGACTTATGAGCGCCCCAAACTCAGAGTACAAGTATTAATCAAATATATAATGCACCTATAGTTAAATGGATATAACAGGAGCCTTCTAAGCTCTAGTTCTAGGTTCGATTCCTAGTGGGTGTGCCATATTTAGCCCGGATGATGAAACTGGTAAACATAGGAGACTTAAAATTTCCCGTCTCGTAAGAGGCTTGCGGGTTCGACCCCCGCTCCGGGCACCAAACAAAGTAACTTTCAGTTCAGTGAGATAAAGTATGAACAGAGAGCAGTCCTTGCACTGGAGGGGTTGGTTAGAAAAACAGCCCATGTTTAATGCGAGAGTTTACTGTGTTAGATGTATGGCACCTTATAAAATAGGTGAATGTCAAGAGACACTAGATTCTCCGGGTTGCTATTGGAAGGAGAGTAAATGCCCTTCATGTGGGTGTAAACTTTATTACAGCCATCTATAGTAATACATCTAGCAAGAATAACCAAACAATAGGGCTATCGTATAATGGTTATTACATCGGCCTTTGACTCCGATAATCCACGTTCGATTCGTGGTAGCTCTGCCAATTTAAATGTGTAAACTAAAGGTGGCTAATATGAAAAAGCTTTCACTGGTATTGTGTGCTTTAGCATTAGCAGGTTGTGCTCATACTTCCACCGAAGTTAGTGAGCCGATTGCTTGCAGTGCAGATTGTGATGCACGGTTTGAGAACATCAGAGCTGTTGCTACTAAGTTCTTGGGCTATACAATCACTCACGAAACTTCTAATAGTTTCACGGCTCAATTAGTAAATCTTGATAAATCTGTTGTGGTAACAAGTGCAATGAATGTATTCAAGATGCCAGAACAAATCTTCGTTGACGTAGAAACATCAGGCGTATCTGATATTACTACAGCGGCTAACATCTCTAACCTTACTAGCCATGAAGATTTCAGAACTATCAAAGTTCATAAAACAGAGAGTGTTGTAATACCAAACACTTATACAGAAAACCTGTTTAGGATTCCTCACTAATGTCAATGGCTAGTAAATATAACGCTATTTGCGAGAAGTGTGAGTCAGATATGGAAGAAGGCCCAGTTCTTTATTCAGAAGTTATGGACTGTGTTGTTCAGTCTTATATCTGTCCTCTTTGTAATCATGAGCAAGAGGAGGTAGTAGAGTGAGTATCATCTGGTATCTGCTCATTCGTTATAACAAGTTTAGCGATGATGCTTTGTTCGGGTTCAGTATCATAGGTGTGGTAGAGATGATTATTGAATTTGCTCTACTGGCAAACTTTATTCTTTAGTATAAAGACCCGGAAGTATAGGGTCTTTTCAATTGACAACATGAAAGATCATTACCCACTTCCTTCTATTAGTGTTCGGTTATGACATTCCGCTGGTAGTGGTCTTTCAGGTGTTCATTGAATATCGCTTGGAATCGATAATCCTGTTTAGCCAGCATCAATGGCAATAGTTACAGGTCGTCTAGTGGACTAGGACAACAGCCAAGTAATTCTTAGGAATGAAACGCGGGAAACGTAGGTTCAAATCCTGCTCTGTAACATCTCAAATACTGAAAATGATACGTCTCTTCAGAGGAAATATAAAATGGGCAACAAAAAATCTAACGCAGGTAAAGGTTCACTGGCAGCATACAAATCAAACAATAGCTTTGGTAAAAATAAAGTTCGTAAGCTGCAAACTCACCTGAAAAAGCATCCTGAAGATGCTGTTGCTGCTGCAACCCTGTCGGCTGTAAGCCGTTCTATTGCTACCTCCCCTCGTTGGGGTCATAAGCGTGTAGGTAATCTGAATGCATCTCAGCGCCTGCAAGATCAAACTGTAAGCAAAGTGAAGTCTGGCCTGCGTCAGCTCTCTTTCCTGTCTCGCCACGACAATGTTGAAATGGTTGACGGTAACTACACCTCTGATCAAATCAAAGAGCGTGCTGCACGTAAAGCCGCGTAATTCTGCCGGGGAGCCTTTTGGCTCCTCTTCTTTTTTTTATATGTGAGAGATGCTGTAATGATTGAGAATGCTGACGACAACGATATCCTGAATATTGCAATCGTTGCTTGTGTGGTTTGTATTGCTCTGGTTCTGTGTGTAGCCATCCCTGCTGCATACTTTTTATTTACTACTGTGACGGGTGGTGCGTAATGTCAAAACCAATTCAACTTTATGCGGTTCATGAAAAGCAGGATGGCGTGCAGTGCAGTCATATCAAAACTGCGTACAATATCAATGCCCTCTTCCGTGCGCTGAATCTTCAGCCTGATATGAATGACGTAAACTCTCAGCGGTGTGTTGAAGCCATTAAAAGTAATGGCAAAATGTTTGTTTATCTCTCTCCTGAAATTAAGAAGTTTCATTTTTCCCGTGAAGCTCTTATGGAAGAGTTGATGTATTATCGTCAACAAAAACAGCTATTGTCTGCTGTTGAGTCATTAGATAATACCTAACAAAATATTGACCATTCATATATTAAACATTTAATTGTGAATATAGAAAGTTAAACCCTAATTATTAGGGGGGTTCGGGAAACCTAGTTTTACTAACAAAACTTAAACTATCACGAATGGTCAATCTTTTGTTAGGTAGCGCATCTGGTATATGTGAGTTATAGAATGTAGCGTATCTCACCTCCGTGTAAAGAGGGTTGTTTCGGCCCGATTGAATGCCCATGTGTGAGTGAGCATTCTCCGCACATCTATATGTAATATACAAGCCATCCAGTCTGAGATAAGGTGGTAGGAGCGCCACTGGCGACAAAGCTCCAACCTTTAAGTTTTCATTATAATACAGCTCTGTCATTCTTTTACTTTAACGTAATCTGACGACACCTTCACTGGACAGATAAAGCTGTATTCTAATGAAAATTTAGCCCTACAATAAGAATGCTGGAAACCTTGCAAGTAGGTTCGGGGCTTACAGAAACGTCTCCATATCCTAACTCGAAATTAGGATGAATTATATTCATTAGTTTAATTGGTAAAACATGGAGCCATTTCTATGGATCTCGTTTATTTATATTCTGTACTTCTACTCTCCATAGGAGCGCTAATCTTTTGCCTTAGAGAGTTATTCATCCACCTTCTGAGGATCTTTGAATGAAGCGTCTGTTAGTATCAGTAGCTGTTGTTATTTCACTGGCTGCATGTTCCACACCACCTGTTGTAAAGTCTGCTATTGAACGTGATTCCGCTTATCACAAAGCAGTAGATTTTTGTGGAGATAAAGATAATATCTCCTATTTTTTCTACAAACAACAAGTAGCATCCTTTAAAGTCTACTGCATGGATGGTCGAGGTCGTGAGCTATAAAAACTGCAATTCAGTAAGACGACACTACATTAAACAAGGTAAAAGTTTGCATACAGTTAAGTGTAAACTTAAAGAAAGTCGTAAAGCTAAGTACTTAGCTACAAGACTTCGCCTTGCTGAGTCTGAAAGAGAGGTTGATTATTATAAACGATTGATTGCATATTATGCTAAAAATGGTTTATTTGGCGGTGTCCACTGGTATAACGCTAAATCCAATCTCATGCTCTATGCACAACAAGTTAAGGATCTTTCTCATGCTCTTGGACATGATTAAAGAGTATAAACTCTCTGTCATTTTTGGTGGTATGGAAGAACCTCCGCTGCCCCCAGTATGGCATGTTATTTCTCCATTCATCAGAGATAACCTCCCTAGATTCTCTGCCTCTAACGAAGATTTAGAGGCTGCAATCTACGATGTTGTTGGGATGATTGACAGGGGAAGTAAGTGATTTGGATATATAACTTCTTTTGTGGCATCTGGCTGGGGGTCTGTTACTTCTGGTTTCCTGAAGATTTCTGGACTAATTTTGCTATCCTTGTTCCTAATATGATTTTGTGGACACTAATTTTCGACCTATAAAACTGCCCTGACCAGAAATGGTTGGGGCTTTTTTTTTGTTTAAAGTATAACCCACTGAAATAAATAGGAATAAATATGACTGGTCAAATGTTCGATGTTCGTGGAAAGCGCGTTTTTACTGCATCTGATCGTGGTACAGAAGTTAGTGTGATTCCTGCCAGTGTTTACACTGTGGAGTTCAACCCCATGACTGGTTGGTATCTGGAGCGTGCTGCTATCCCTTCCCGACCGAAGCGTCTGTACGGCGATGTGGCAGACCGTGCTCAACGTATTCTGAACACTTATCATGATCGTCTGAACCAGCCCGGTAAAAACACAGCGGCGCTGCTGTCAGGTAATAAAGGCTCAGGCAAAACTATGCTGTCTGCTGAAGTTGCTGTAGCTGCTATTGAATCTGGTCTGCCAGTTATTCTGGTTGAAGCGGGCCACACTGATCCTAGCTTCTTTAAGTTCCTGAACTCAATCACCCAGCCTTCTATCGTTCTGATTGACGAGTTCGAGAAGAAGTATAAAGACGATGAAGAGCAAAATGCTCTGCTCGGTCTGTTGGACGGTATCAATGCTGGCGGTAAGCTTTTCATTCTTACCTCAAACAACAGCACCGTATCTCAGTTCCTCATGTCTCGTCCGAGTCGTATCTTTTACCACTACCGCTATGAAAAGCTGGACGAAGCAACTGTGGTTGGTTACTGTAACGACAATCTGACCGATGCAGCTAAGCATCATCAAGTGAATATCAAAACTCTGTGGGATTTCTCTACAGATTTTAACTTCGATATTCTTCAGTGTCTGGTCGAAGAGCTTAATCGTTATCCAGCGATCAATTTTGTTGAATGTCTGAAAGTTCTGAACATTGTGGTTAATGGCCTCACTGAGCGCCGTTTTGTTCTGGAGAAATTCACCCTTGATGGTGTAGATATTTCCAGAAGTAAAGGTCAGATGTTCAGCATCAACGTGGCAACTTTCGTAGATGGCTATCAAGGCTTAGCTGTCAACGGATTCTTTTCACAAGAAGAAGACATGTTGCAGCTTGAACGTTGTGCCGGTAAGAGTATGTATCATCACAATATTAACTACTTTAAGCTAAAAGCTGAAACTGGTAAAGCCGCATCTGATGATTATTATGATGGAGATTTTACTTATTATGTTAAAGCAGACCCCTCTCATGTCTCTGTTTCTGCTGAAGAAATTAGCGGTATGTGGGACATTGAAGGCCGTCGCCTTGAAGTTAAAGCTGTTGTTTCTCGCAAGTCTTCAGAGCAAGACCTGTATGAAAAAATCTTTGTTAGCAATTAACAAATGATGTGGGAGTTATTGCTCTATCGTAAGCCACGTTAAAAAGTATAGAAAGAGCATGAAGAATATAATAGTCGGACTATCAATCCACGGAATGCATACACCCACAAAGTAGTATGTGGCTATTATGTTTCTTCGCTGCAAGCCTTCCAGTTTTCGGTCTGGGTTATCAAAACCGTTTAACTAAAGAGGTTAATATGTCAAAACCAACTAAAGCTATCTGTATTTATCCTTTTACTTTTGAAGTGATAGAAAAGTCTGGAAATATTTATAGACACTCGGTTCCAGTTGGAACTATTGCAGACTTAGAGGAAGGTAAATGGTTAATCTGGTGTGGTGATATATCAAAGGAAGTTAAACAGTATTTTAGACCACTACTGGAATGGTAAGTATTCGGTACTCATGTTATGTTAGTGAAAATGTACAAAAGATATAACAAGAAAGAAATTTCCTCTGTTATCCACCCGTAACGCTAATAGACAATTGGATTGTCGCTAACCTGAAAGGTAATCTACATGGGAAAACAACGTAATTCTCGCAGATCTAACCGTCAAATGGATGTTGAAAACATGGGGACTCCAGCTAATGTTGAACACCTCCACCTCGTCACGAAAACCAAACGCGATTCTTCGCCCATCGAGCCTCGCACTAGCAATCAAGCTAAATATATCGACGCTATTAACACTAAGCTCCTCGTCTTTGCTACAGGAGATGCCGGTTGTGGCAAGACATTCCTCAGTTCCGCCCTCGCTGCTGAGAGATTGTGGAATAAAGAAGTAGACAAGATTATTGTTACTCGTCCTGTACTGCAAGCTGATGAAGATCTCGGCTTCTTACCGGGAGATGTAGCAGAGAAGTTTGCTCCTTATTTCCGTCCAGTGTATGACGTATTGCAGAAGCGTCTCGGTGCATCTTTCCTTGAATACTGCTTGAAACCTCAAGTAGCTAAGGTAGAGATTGCTCCTTTTGCTTATATGCGTGGTCGTACTTTTGAGAATGCTTTTGTTATTCTTGATGAAGCACAGAACGTAACTCCTTCACAAATGAAAATGTTCCTCACTCGTATTGGTGAAAACTGTACAGTGATTGTGAATGGCGATGTTACTCAGTGCGACCTTCCAAATAAAGCGTCAAATGGTCTGGCTGATGCCCTCACTCGTTTTGGTGTAGATGATCAAGTTGACTTGATTCAGTTCACTGTAGACGATTGTGTGCGTTCTGAGATTTGCCAGAAAGCATTGTTTGCATATCGCTAATAACGTAAAGGCTACTTTTTGTATTGAGTGGCCTTTGAGTTGTGTAGTGAAGCACACAACAACTAACCTATCTTATCAACCCAAAGCGGTGTTGGATGGTGTTAGCCCTGACATAATGTACTGTCTAGGGTGAGTGTATTGCAGCACTCCCCTATTTATTCTATAGAGGCTCGCTACTTAACGGTAGCGGGCTTTTTTCGTTTGTAGTTCTCGTAAATTAAAAGGTAAAGTTTATGACCGATATTACCCCTGAGTCACTGCTGGAAGAGAGTAAAGTATTGGCATCAAAAGCGGCTGGCGCTACTGTCGAAAGTGTGTTGATTGGCAACCTGAAGCGTTGGGATACCAATCTGAAAATTGCTCGTGACAACATTTCAACCTACAAAATGACCTCGAAAGCTACCGGCCTTCTGCTGTCTAAGCTTAAAGCTAAGCGTCTGGTTGCAGATCGTAATGGTGGCGGTAATATCACTTCTCGCCTGACCAAGCAAATCAACACTGGTCGTAATATCATCAACGAATCTCGTCAGATGATTGAAGAAGAAATCACCTCTGCCCAGCGGTTTTATGAAATCCGCAAAAGTGTTCTCGGCGCTCTGCGTCTTTATTATTCTCAGATGTAAGAGGTAACTACTGTGACGGATTTTGTTTTGGAAGCATCTAAATTAGCGGCTCAGTTTCATCAGGGTCAAAAGTATGGCAACCTCGATTACTTCGAGGGTCATATTGATTCAGTCGCAACTCAAGCTGATGTAATTGCATATGGTTTGAAGTTTAGTAGTGAAGAAATCCGCCATGTGGTTGCCGCTGCGTATCTTCATGATATTCTTGAGGATACTTTCTGTGAAGCTAAAACTCTCCTTGAGAAAGGTATACCGCATGTTGTTGTAACTGCTGTCGGTGTTCTGACTAAAGGGTGCGAGTCTAAGAGTCAGTATTTAGCGGCTATCTCTTGTAGTAGAATAGCTACTGTCGTTAAATTGGCTGACAGCATGGTGAACTTAAGGGCTTGTATTGCTGATGGCAAATTTGTCAAAGCTCTTAAGTATTCAGACAACATCAACTTTCTTACGACTGTTATTAGTCGTTGGAGTGGTCAATGAAAAAAGCTGTATTAGTTTTAATCGCTGTAGCAGCACTGCTTTTGATTTTCCGTGGTTACGGTCTGGTCAAATGTACTGTTGCTCAGTATGACCTTAAGCGTCCTACCCATTACAGTTTCGTAACTGGTAACTGTATGGTAGACACTGAAAAAGGTCGCATCTACCTGAAATCTCTTCGTGGCTATGGAGATGCTGATAGTGAGTCACACTGAGCCAGTTAATATGATGGATCGTGCTCCCTTTTTAGTAGGTGAGCTGGTAGGTCATCGTCCATTCATCTTTTATAAATTCGACAAGCGTTACTATATGTCGATTGTCAACAAACCAAATCAAAAGGTAATTCACTAATGTTCGGACTGAAAAAGAAACTGCAATCCCTGATCTCTTCCATCAAAAAGATCGAAAATAAATCTGCATTCCAAGCTGCTGTAGCTTCTGCTGTTTGGGTAGCTGCTGCTGATGGCTCTATCGACGATAACGAACTGGATCTGCTGGAAAAACTGATCAAAGGCAACGATAAGCTGTCTAACTTCTCCAGCGAAATCGATTCTGAAATGGGCAAATGGGTTGCTGCCTTCACTGGCGGTGGTAAGCGTTCTGCAATGCTTCAGGTAAACGCTCTGCTGGATTCCATCAAAACTGACCGTGCTGCTGCTGAGCAGGTACTGGTTACTGTCATTGATGTGGCAGATACTGATAATAACATCGACGAAAATGAAGCGGCTGTCGTTCGTCAGGTTGCTTCCCGCCTCGGCCTGAATGCTTCTAATTACGGCCTGTAATAAATGCTGATGGTCTTTCTTCAACTGTGGTGGATAGTGGCAGTGTTCGTAATAATACTGCTTTATACGTTCTAAGTTGATTACTTATAAGCCTCTACGGGGGCTTATTATTGATTAATCTTTGTGACAATAAGAGGTTCAATATGATTCGTCTTAAAATTAATAATGTCGATGTAGCCTTAAATCAGGTTTCATTCTCAGATGGAGCTAAGAGCTTATCACTTCGTGGTGCCTTACCTACCTACTGTAATAACGCCACCATTGAAGCAACACCCGATGGCAGCCTTCCAGAGCTTTTCTTTGAAATTGCTCAATGTGTAGATGTTCTTCGTCAGAAGAATAATCGCATTGAAATTAAACTGATCATGCCTTACATTCCATATGCAAGACAAGATCGTCCAATGGTGCGCAACGATTCCTTCTCTCTCAGAGTGTTCGCTGATTTACTCAACAGCTTAAACCTCGATAAAGTTATTGTTGTCGATGCCCATAGCAATGTAAGCACCGCGTTAATTCGTAACTGTGTGCATATCGAGCAGCATCAGCTCATTTCATATTCTCCGATTCTGGTTATCTTCCCTAAAGATTGCGTTCTGGTTGCTCCAGACGAAGGATCTCTGAAGAAGATTAATAAGGTTGCTGATGTTGTTAAGCCTGCTGGCGTTGTTGTAATGTCTAAAGAGCGTGACGTTTCGACAGGACAAATTATTGGATCTTCGATTGTGTCTAGCCCTTTCCAATCGTTAGAAGGTCGAACCTGTACGATTGTTGATGATATCTGCGATGGCGGAGCAACATTCATCAGTATCGCACAAAAGCTTAAAGAAGCTGGAGTTGAGCGTGTGTATCTCTGGGTTACTCATGGCATATTCAGTAAAGGTCTGACACCTTTGCTAGAGCAGGGTATTGATGGTGTCTACACCACAAACAGCCTGAACCAGTCTAAGCAACTTGACAAAGATTGGCGTGGTAAATTCTGCTCTTTCAACCTCTCTCCTATGATTTCCGCAAGAAGTTTAATGTGATTACTATCTCTGATAATAGGATGTAAAATGGATCTGAATCCGATTTTTGCAATTGATGGCTATAAAACTTCACATCGTGACCAATACCCATCAGGCACTGAGAAGGTGTACGGCAACTTTACCCCTCGCAGTAATAAGCACTTTGACTCTCCATTCTTTGCTAAACGCAAAGGTGGTAGCCCTCTGATTTGGGCTGGCTCTCAGGCGCTGGTTCTTCAGTGGTTGTGCAAAAACTTCAATCAGTATTTCTTCAATGCTGATAAAACTCGCACGGTCAATGAGTTCAAATCTTTTATGGACTCATATCTCGGCAAAAATGCTGTTTCTGTAGATGGCATTGCTGCACTTCATGACCTCGGATATCTGCCTCTGGAGATTAAATCTCTCCCTGAAGGTAGTTTCGTTGAAATGAAAACGCCAGTGCTTACCATCACAAATACTCTGCCTGAATTCTTCTGGCTGGTTAACTATCTGGAAACCCTGTTCAGCGCTGAGCTTTGGCCTGTAGCAACTGCTGCCACGATCGGTTTCAACTACCGCTGTATTGGCGAGTATTGGGCAGCCAAGACTTGTGACAATTCAGAGCACATTGGTTGGCAGTTCCATGACTTCTCTGCCCGTGGTGACATGGGTATGTGGGCTAACACTCTGGTTGGTATGGGGCATCTGTTCTCCTTCACCGGCACTGATTCAGTGGCTGCTCTGCGTCGTCTGCAAATGCAGTATGAGATTGATTGTCTGGATGGTGGTTCTATCCCAGCGACAGAGCATAGCGTGATGTGTATGGGGACTAAGGACGGTGAACTTGAAACGTTCCGCCGTCTTGTTCAAGATATCTATCCATCAGGCCCAATGGCAGCAGTGGGTGATACTTGGGATTGGTGGAAAGTCCTTCTTGAGTATGCTTCCCAACTGAAAGAGATTATTTTGTCCCGCGAAGGCAAAGTAGTTTTCCGTCCAGACTCAGGTGACCCGGTAGATATTATCTGCGGTGAGCAGTTCATCGATCTGGATAGTTGTACTCATCTTGGCGAAGCACTTACTACTATGCTGCGTGCTAGAGCTGAAGGTCTTGTTTGCCGTTTTAATGGCGAATATTTCCGTCTAGTTGACGGTGGCTTTGTTCAAGTTCCTGAACACATCATCAAAGGCTCTATTCAGTTGCTGTGGGAAATCTTTGGTGGCACGATCAATAAGAAGGGCTTCAAAGTTCTGAACCCTAAAGTTGGTCTGATTTATGGTGATAGCATCACTATGGAACGTGCTGAAGAGATTTTCGAACGCTTAGCCAATAAGAGCTTTGCGTCGTCCAACGTAGTGCTGGGTATTGGTTCTTATACCTATCAGTATGTTACTCGTGACACGTTTGGTTTTGCCATGAAAGCTACTTATGGCGTTGTTAATGGCGAACCTCGTGAAATCTTTAAAGACCCTGCTACCGATGATGGGACTAAGAAGTCTCTGAAAGGTCTGCTATGCCACACGGTTAATGATCGTGGTGAATGGTCAGTTAAAGATCAAGTAACCCCTGAAGAAGAGGCTAAGAGCGAGCTGACCACTATCTTTAAAGATGGTAAGGTCACTGGTCACACTTCCCTTCAGGAAATTCGTAACCGCGTATCTTATGCGGTGTCTAAATTCGTGGCAGAACGTTCTGTCTAACAACCCAAAACAGAGGCTTAACTGATGGGTAATCCATTCTGGTTGTATGTTGCACTAGCTGTAACTTTGGTAGTGTCTATCTTTGTTGATTTTATTGGTCACAAGGAAGGCAAAGAACAAACTTTGGCCTCAAGCGTTGTATGGTCATTGTTCTGGATTGCAGCAGCCGTAACACTCGGTGGTTATATCTACCTTGTTTATGGGTCAACTGCTGCCAGTGAATACTTCTCAGGCTATGCAATGGAGAAAGCACTCTCTATTGATAACTTGATGGTGTTTGTTGCTATCTTCTCGTTCTTCGGTATCAAAGACAGTTATCGAAAGCATAAGATCCTGCTATGGGGTATTGCTGGAGCACTTGTGTTCCGTGCAATATTTGTAGCTTTAGGTACTACGTTGTTCCATCTACATTGGAGCGTCGAAGTTATCTTTGGCTTACTGGTTATCTTTTCAGCTTACGCTTTGGTCAAAGGTGGAGATGATGAAGAAGAGGAAAACTATAATGAAAAACCGTACATCAGGCTGGTTCGCAAGTTCTACCCTGTGGACTCAGACTCTAACAGTAGCCGCTTTTTTACTGTTAATAACGGTGTTCGTTATGTTACGCCTATGTTTCTTTGTCTGCTCACTGTTGAGCTTAGCGACATTATGTTTTCGTTCGACTCCGTGCCAGCAGTTATCGGAATCACGAAAGAGCCACCTCTGGTATATGCGGCGATGATTATGGCCATTCTTGGCCTGAGAGCGCTGTTCTTCGTACTAGGCTGGATGATGAAGCATCTGACACGTCTCGACGCTTTCGTAGCACTTATTCTAGTGTTTGTTGGTGTTAAACTTGTTGGACACCCTTTTGGGTTGGAAATCGGGGCAACGCAAAGTCTTTATGTGGTGCTCGGTTTGCTGTTGGCTGGCGTACTTGTTTCTTTGGTTCTCCCTAAGAAAGAGAACGATTAAACAGCATCACATATTGGACTCTAACAAGGAGGTTCAATATGTTCCACTTTCTGTTTATGTCAATGCTAACTTTTGCAACAGGTTATGCAGCTTGGCATGTCGTAGGATTCTTTATTGGTTGGATTCTTGAGCTGTTAGGTTATCAGTTAGAGTTCACGAACGATAAAGATGACGAAGATTCTGACGAAGAATAAGAGAGTTTTTAACTTCGAGGGTGTCAGTTATTCTGACTTCCCTCTTTTAAACATTCTCAGGAGGTAATATGTTTAGAGGTAAAAAATGGACTCCTGAAGCTATTGAAGCTTTTGGTAAGTCCTATGAAACAGATGGCCCGAAAGCAACCGCTGCTAAATACGGTTTAACAGTAAAACATACGTATTCCTTAGCAGGTCGGTATGGTTTTAAATCTAATCCCCATAAGAACAATTGGGATGAAGGTGATGATTATTTAGTGGTTGGCCTTCATTTAGAAGGTGTGAGCCACAAAGAGATAGCACGTAAGATGGATAAGACAGAGTGGCAAATTAGCGCTCTTATTGCCTCTTTACGGGCTAAAGGTAAGTTTGACGACTTAATGAATCGTCATGTCCGTTCTAAGTTTAAATGGGTGAAACAATGAAATCTACAGCAGTTTTGACTAATCCAGTGGTTATTTGTACTGGAACTGCTATTGAAGCAGAAACAGGCACTGCAATCTGGTTAGGGTGGGGAAACATCAAAGATGATACTTCTTCAGTCGGAGATCGTCCTTTTCCTGATGGGACGCAAATTCGCACTTCTCCCATCGAAGATATCGTAACTGAGGACGGAAAGCAGTATTTAGTCACCCGTAACTCAGTTTATGAGATTTCTGGCGAAATTAACTATCAAGGGCCAGTTTTCATTAAAAAAGCTGGTAATTGAGTTTTAGCCCCTTTTCGGAGGGGTTTTTACTGAATTACTACACTAAACTCAATAATAGAAGGAAATATCATGTTTAAGCCAAAACCAACCCACGCTTCAGCTATGAAACTGTTCACCGAAGCGAAAAACGAGCTGGAAGCAGCTCAAGAGATCAACCGTGCTGAAAAAGCTGAACTGACTGAAAAAATGTCAGCAGTTGAGAAAGAAGAAGCAGCTATTAACCAGTCTCTGTCCTTCTTCAACACCCTTTTCGGTACAAACAATGCATAAGCAGCGTTTTCTGATTCCAAGCCTCATTTTAGGGGCTTTTCTCTTATCAGGGTGCGATGATAGTGATGTGTCTCGCACTAAATTCACTGCTGAACAGCAAATCCGGCTGGCAGAGATTAAATCTCAAGAACGTATTGAGTTAGCGCGTATTTCTAAAGAAGAAAATCGCCGAAATCTGCAAGCCCAACAGGAAGCTTCATATAATGAAGATCGTGAAGTGTATCTCGATAGTTCTAATCGTCATAGCACTAGCGATGCTAACTATGATGGCGGGAATGGTGTGGGGTCTCACGTTCTTGCTGCCAGTGCTGGGGCTGTAGGCGGATATTTAGCTGGTAAAGCTATATCTAAGCCTGATAATCAGCAAAAAGTTTCTCAGTATAAGCGTAAAGCCTATACTCAATACCGCTTTGCTAAAAGCAAGGCATCTTCAAAATATCGTTCTCTGAAAAAACGCAAATAAAAGGTAATAGCAAATGCTTAAAATTCACGTAAAGTTGTTAGCTAAAATTCGTTTAATTTCTCTGCGTGACATGGAAGTCGGCATGGTCTATCGAGGGTATAAGGGATTACCCAAAATCGTAGTCCATAAAACTCGTTGTACTGTTGTTGTTCGTAATCTTGGGGAGGAAAAAACATTCCCCTTCAGTATTACACGAAAAGCAGGCACTAAGCCTTTCCAAGTATTTGCTTTTACTCGTAATGACCAGAGTGATATTGATACACTGGTAAGTAAAACCCCTGCCAAATAAGGATCTGTCGTGGCTAAACTTCGTCCAATTGTCGGTACTGTAGCAAATCTGTCTCTTCTTACTGAAATCGCTGAGCGTAATGTTGTTTCAGCACAAGAGCAGGCTCAGTATTTCTTCAAAGCCATTCAGGCAGCTCGTAAAAAGCTGAATGAAACGATCAGTCGTCAAAAAAACATCAAAGCAACAATTCGTCGTCGTGCTAAGTTGGGTAATATGCCGAAAGGCGCTTTTAAAGACCTGCTTAACATGAAAGCTGAGGCTGCTTACAAAGAGTCTCAGATTCGTGCTGAAATTGAAAGCTTCAAATCTAATTTGAATGTTTGTCGTGAAGTAGAATTCAGCTACGCTTCAATGTTGAAGTTGATTGACCTTCAATCCGATAAGTAAGGGTATTTATGTTCCCGGTGACTCTTGAAAGCGTCGGGGGTTTGTTGCAAACGTATCAGACCCCTTGTTATGGTTTCCTTCATGAAGGTGAGTGGTGGAGTGAGAATTATGCATTCGTTGATGGCTGGCAAAACATGGTCAGTTATCCGTATCATTCCGCTTCACCACAACAGCCTTTTGGGTTCTACTGCCTACAAAACTATGGGTCTACGGTTTTTTCAGAAGAAGATAGAATCGAGTTAGATGATCTTCGTTATATCTGGAATAGTGGCGCTGTTCTTCCGACTGTAGGTTTGGGTAAAGATAATAATCCCAAAAACCCTATTGCTAAGCAGCATTGGGGTAGCTCAAAGATCTCCTATGGTGAAGAACCAGCAACACCAGTGGATAATGTAGCTCTGTGGAGCCAAGCATCTGGAATACCTTACACTCGTAAGGAGTTCTTAGAAGCTCTTGAATCTTGGATTGATGCTGGAAGAAGTTCCGCAATGGTTTGGGATCATCGTGGCTTCATGGGTGTTCGAGCTGATGTTCCTGCTGACAGGGCTTTGTTTTATCTCATGGTAGATAGAGAGCTTTGGGATAATGATGTGAAGTCTAAGACTAACTTCATTATGGATCAGATTCATAAGAAGGGACGTAATCCTATGATTGCCTTCCTCATGAGTCGATTAGTCTCGATTGAAACCAATGCTGTTGGTCAGACTAAGATGTACTACACTGGCAACACAGGGGATAACTGTATTTTACCTGATTCTTTACTGGTTAAAGGGTTAGGTTCTAAGTACAAAGAACCTCTTGCTGTCGAGTGGGAGCAATCTTGCTATTCTGACAACTGTCCGCATGAAAGGGATGAAGATATCGATGAAAGAAAAGGTGGCTGGTACTTCGAATCAGAAGAGTTCTGCGCTACTGTTTCCAACTCAATGTTTAACCCACTGTTCATGCTAGAGCAAAGCAGCACCTCTGCCGTCTCCCTGATTGGGGAAGGTGAAGAAGCTACTCCGATTAATAAGCTATTCGGGATTGAAGTGCTAGGTGAGTCTGTATTCCGATCTAGTAACTATCGATATTGGGAAATTGGTGAAATTATCAATGCCCTATCGGAAAGCGACGAAACAAAAATCCCTTCCTCAGAGTGGGAAGATGTTATGTATAAACTCCTTATGGGTGAATAAAAAATGTCAACATCCTTTCTGTCCGCTCCCTCTGTCCCTCTACGAAATGGGAGAGTAGTGGAGCAATCCCGTAGAGCGTGCTTCGGTGAGTATAATCGACTTTCTGATGAAGCTAGAAGCACACTGGAAGTCATGGAGTGGCACCCAGAAACATCTAACGGGTATAAACAGGCAAAGGAATGTCGTGAATTTATTAGCAGCTTTGGTTTCTGGAAAGATGTGTATCGAGTGACAACACTGAGTGGAATGGCTGCTGATATCCGAGATAAACCTGCTGATTTAATTATCACTGGTTTCATGGCGGCAAGAAACTTTAGCCAGCGTCAGTATGAGTTTTTGGCAGATGGCGGTTCTTTCCCTGAAGGAACTACCTATCTTGATTCGTGCCGATACAGCTTTCTTGCCTCAGTGATTGGCGGGTCTGTTGGGGCTTTTGGTTTCAACTACACCGACCCGCGTAATGGCGAGAGTGGTCTTTGTCGTTTGTTAGAAGAAGATGATGCTTATGGCTTATATCTTCTGGCGTTTGGTAGTAAAGAAGAGTGTGAAGGGGCTTTCTTTCAACATCCACTGTTTACTCCGGGCACCCCTAATGACAACGGTTATCTGAGAGATGATCACCGTACCACTGCACGGAGCATGATGCGCCAGATGGGCTACACACCTCAGCAAGTAGATGTGTGGCGATCAATGTCTGATTGGCTCCGGCTGTTCCTGACCTCATCTAAAGCTCAGGCTTCTGGTAAGTTAGGTCGCTTAACTGTAGGACAGTTTATCTCTCGTCATTCACAACGTGGTAATGATATTACTACCTTCGTATCTATGTTTGAAGAACTTAAGGATATGTACTCATGAGTTTCACTATCGGAACCGATCCAGAGCTGTTCACCCGTCGTCAAGGCAAAATCTCCTCAGTAGCAGGTCTGCTGGGCTGTAGTAAGTCTGAGAAGTTGCATCTTAGTCAGAACGTTCGTCTGCAAGAAGATAATGTTCTTGCTGAATTCGATATTAACCCTTGTAAGGGTTTTGAGCAGTTCGATGCAACTGTGCAGGAAGGTCTGGATCTTACTCAGGCGCTTCTGGCTAAGCATGGCCTTGAGATTGCTAACGGTGTTAGTAGTCACATTTTCTCTGAAGAAGAGATGAAAAGCTTCCATAAGAGTGCTTTTGAGTTTGGATGTACTCCAGACTATAATGCTTTTACTGGTCGTCAGAACGCTTCTCCTTCAGCAGCAGATCCCGGCCTTCGTACTGCCGGTGGTCACATCCACATCGGTTATGCTGAAACAATTCCAGTCACCAAACAAAACCAGTTAACTGCTGGCGTTCTGTGTGACTATTTCCACTCACTTCCAGCGATGTTTATGGATGGTGATGAACGTCGTAAAGAGCTTTACGGCAAAGCAGGTGCAATTCGTTTCAAAGATTACGGTATCGAATATCGTTCTCTTAGTAATTTCTGGGTAACAGATAAGAATCTGCGTCGTGTCATTTACGACCAGACAGAGAAAGTTGTTCAGTTCTTGGGAACAGATAAGCTGCTTCAGCTCAACTCCCTGCTGCCTGTACAGCGTTTACAGACCATCATTAACACTAATGATAAGCGTACAGCAGAATCTTTCTTATCTCGTTTGGGTATTATTTAAGGGGGCTATATGAGCTTGCTTCGTGACTATAATCACTATTACCAGCAATCTTGGGTAGGGGTGAAAGAGGGTAATCTTCTTCTCCCTATCTATGTTGAGCAGGTTATTGACAGTAGTGATTATGACAGAGATGATTACTCGGAAGAACACAGAGCGCGTCTTGAAATACACGGTTATCGCTACACTAAGAATAGTCGTGGTCGCGTGTCTGGTTCTCGTTTTTCTATCTCTGTTCTTGATGAAAGTCTTGTTCTGGAATCTCCAGACGTAGGTTACATCTCAAACGGTCATGATGTTCGTTGGGCGGTTATCCGTCCAGTTCGTCAGCGCATGAAAGGCATGGTAAGCAATAAGGTTGTTGGTACAAGTTTGGGTCGTAGCAATGAAAATGCTTCGATTATCTACAACCTGTTTAATCCTGAATTTGAAGGTATGATTAATCGCTATATGTTTGTAGCTCCGTCTGACAATCACATCTATTATAAAGGTGCGAAAGTTGGGGTAATTACAGAAACTGGTGTTAATATTATCTCTCGGTTCTCTTACCTGCTTCCTATGCTTACCGCGTGTGAGCAGTATCGTGATTTACCTGTAACTCCTGTAGAGGCTCTATGACCACTGTACAGTCTGTATTTAATCATCGTCCCCCACGGCTTAGCAGCCCGCATCCAAAAATCGCATTCAATGCCGGCGTTGGTATTGAGTTAGAGGTTGAGGGTGTAAGTCACATTGATGTACCCCTCTGGAACTGCACTGAAGATGGCTCACTTCGTAATGGTTGTGAGCTGGTTTGTGCTAATCCTTACTCTGGCGTTCAGTTGTATGAAGCGATTGAAAACCTCAGCGAATCAGTAACTCGTAGCGGTGCTCAAGGCACTTGGCGCTGTTCCACTCACGTTCACTTAGATGTTCGTGATTGTGATGATAACACGCTGAAGAAAGTCATTCTTGCATGGGCTTTTTATGAAAAGCTCCTGTTTAAATGCTCTGGTTTCCATCGTTATCGTAGTAACTTCTGTCCGGCGTTTGCTGTTGTTCAGGCTCAGCTTTTAAACGCTTCTATAGCGTTCAATCATTCTGGTGAAAACTTCTTTCATCGTCTGGTTAGTTGCTGGGATAAATACACTTCACTGAATCTGCTCCCTTTGATGCAGTTCGGTAGTGTTGAATTCAGAATTTCTGAGCCTAAGTGGAAGCGTACTAACCTGTTGAATCTGGTTAACCGTTTCTTAACTCTGAAAAAACTGGCTGTAGAAAACAGTCATCTGACACATCAAGCTTTTATTGATATGTTACGTGATTTAGGTTTCTCTGCAATGATGGAATATCTGCCGCTTGATTATATGCTTGACCAGAGAGATCTGGATGATGGGTATATTCTGGCGAATGATGTTCTTAATGTTCGTGCAAGAGAGACTACTGTTGTTTCTCGTGTTACTCTTAATGTTCTGAATGCTGAAGCTATTGATAACTACGTAGTGGAAGATGTTCGTTCTGTATTGAATAACTGGACACACTATGCAGGGCACTGTGTATCTAAGAATGAGTTGTACGCTAACATTTTTAGAGAGATCTTTTCGACAGGTTCACCTCGTTCTGTAGATAGTTGTAATCTCGGAATGATTAGCCGGTTGATCGAAGAGTGGAAAGTTATTGCGCAAAGTCGTGCCGACACTGACAGTGAGATCAATGAGATTATCCTGTCGAACTGGACTAATGAATTAAGTCGTTTTATTGAAAATCTTTAAAAATAGAGGATTATAAGATGTGTGGAATCGTATTGGCAGGTGGTAACTTATTCGCTACAGAAGCAGATATTTTTAGTAATCTTCTGTATGCTGATGTATTTCGTGGTATTCATGCAACTGGTGTTTATGCAAAGCGTGGTACTGAAGGTATCGTAATGGCTAAAGATGCCGTGCCTTCTTATACTTTCCTTAACACGAAAGCTTATAAAGAAGTGCTGACTGGTAAAACAACAGCTAACGTATTTCCTTCTTTCATCGTTGGGCATAACCGCCATGCAACACGGGGTAACTCAGATGATCCTAAAGGTGCCCACCCGTTCCAGCACGGTAAAATAACGCTGGTTCATAACGGTACTCTGTATGACACTTCTCACTTACCAGAGCACGAGAAGTTTGTTGTGGACAGTGAAAACATCTGTTACTCGATTGATAAGATTGGAGCGGAAGCGACCATTCAGAAACTGGATGGTGCCTTTACTCTTATTTGGCACGATGCCAATGATGAAACAGTGCATATCATTCGTAACAGTGAGCGTCCATTCCATCTTGCCAAAGCAGGCGCTGATTGGTTTGGTGCTTCTGAAGAAGAGATGCTGATGTGGATTCTGAATCGCAGCAAATCTGTAGGCAAACGTAAAATTGAACACTTCGAATGCGAAGTAGGTGTTGAATACATCTTCGACGTTAGTGGTGTCGGTAAGAAGTTTGAACTTAAATCTCAGGTCAAACACACTCTCCCAACTTTTACGTACGCCAGTCGTTATGGAGCGCTGGGAAGCGGTTGGCAAAACAGCTATGGAAACAAGAGAAGCTACTATCCAGCGGTAAGTCAGGAAGAAAGAAAGGCAACCGCAAACGCAGGCTATAATGCTATTGCTATTCGTAATGGCCTTAAAGTTCGTGTTGATCATCGTGTTGACTTTATTCCAACATCTTTCTTCCCCTACAGCAACAACAGTAATGTAGGTAAGATGATGGGCTACTTCATGGATAATGACACTGAGTACCTTGAAGTTGATGTGTTCGGTGTTAAGAAAGAATTGTATGACGAGTCTCAGAGAGATTTGAACTTCGTCTTTACTGGCACTGTTCAGTCTATCATTGAGCTGAAACCTGCTGCCTCTGCCCATAGCAACCGCCCTATTCCTCGTCTGATTGTGACTGGTATTTCTTTGCTTAGTCCAGAAGCAAAAAAAACAAGGGATACGATTGACGAAGAGTTAACTGAACTCGCTGATGATGTACCTTTTGAGCATGAAGGGGGTGATACGGATTCTCCGGACTCCTTTCGTACCATTGGAGGTACAGAGATTACTCGCGACTTTTGGATGAAGCATGACCACGGTGTCTGCATGGGTTGTAACAAAACAATCCCGTGGAGTAAGGCGAAGGATGCAGCATATGCATACCAAGCTTTCTGGCATCCAGAATGTTTAGCTCGTACAGAGAAAGAAGAGGCTGATGTTCGTGAACAGTCTAATAATACTTTCTACTGTGGTTCATGTGGTAGTGAAAAGGATATGAAATTCCTCGACACCACTGCATCAGCGAAGAACGAAACTGACACTTGCTCAGCTTGCGGCTCTGAAGAACGTCGTCGTGGCGCTGTTCAGGGGAATGATTACGTCACCGCTTCTTTCAAAGTTTCGGATAGTTCAGGTAATGTTAAAATGACGTCTCGTGTGTTTAATCGTCGTGAGTTTGAACACATGATTCGTGAACGTGGTAGTGATAGTGTGGAGTTCAAAAACTTAGCAGATGCGAATATTACACTTCGCGGAAGCAATGTGTTTGCTTATTTCTATAAGAAAGATGGTAGTCACAAAGCTGTAGCTAAGGAGGAAACCAGCACTCAAGCTGGAAGCTTTCCCACAGCAAAGTTCATCAAAAAGTCTGATGGAACAAGCTACAAAGTCTCAAAAGCCCTCTGGCTTCAAATCGGTTCTTGCGTCCATTGTCGGAGCACTGTTCCGTGGATAGATGTTGAGAAGTGTTCATTTACTGAAAATGGTAAAGTGGTCTGCAAAGATTGTAAAGGTGAATAAAATGGAAGTGAAGAAAATTTTACTGGATGATGTAGCGGTTGTACGTAAAATCCCTATGTCAGAGAAAGGATGCGACAATCTCCGAGCTATTCAGAAGTATCTCGTTGATGGACTATCAGCAAAAATGGGTAAGCCTGTTGAGCTGCCATACCCTACCGTGATTAACATGGTTCTTGCTGAGTTTGTACAGAGGCACAATATCCATGTCCCAGGTAAGTCAAGTTGAGTTTTCACTAGCTTTCATCATGGGTCGACTCTCCGCTCTTGTGGCGGAGCAGTCTCGTGCCTATGTTTATGCTTTCGATATCGAAGCACCCTCTGATGAAGTTTATTTTCAATCATTAGAAGATTACATATTCCTAGCAGAACAAATCCAATACTGCTTAATTGAACTCGATCAAATCAAAAGGTTATTAAAATGACTCGTATTGCTATCCTTCCTTATGGCCCATCTGACTCTTGTACTGCACTGCGTGATGCTCTTATTGCTCAGTTTGAAGGTGACAACACTACTTCTGTTCGTAAACTTCGTAGTGATAATAGCAGCACTTTTCGTGGTCGTGCTGGTGATATCATCATCAACTATGGCAATCGTTCAGCCCCTGAAGAACGTTTCGGTAATGCCTTTGTCTTAAACAGTCAGGGTGCTCTGAGAAATGCAGCTAACAAGCTGAATGCCTTGAATACGATGCGTAATAACAACGTGTCAACTGTCCCATTCACTGTAAACTCAGAAGAAGCTCGTATTTGGGCGGCATCTGGTTCAGTTGTATATGCTCGTACAACTTTGAATGGTCACTCTGGTGAAGGTATTGTTGTTGTCAATGCTAATAACATTGATGCTATGCCGGAAGCACCTCTGTACACCAAGGGTATTACTGGTCGTCGTCGTGAATGGCGTGTTCATGTTTTCGATGGTGTAATCACTCATGTTCAGGTTAAACGTCGTCGTAACGGTTATGCTGAAGATCCTAACTATCGTGATGATGTACGTAACCATCAAACTGGTTGGATTTATGCAACTGAAAACATCAACCCATCTCAGGCAGTTCTGCGTAATGCAGTGAATGCTGTTGCTTGTATGGGTCTTGACTTCGGTGCTGTTGATATCATCAGTCTTGGTGATGAAGCTTGGGTTCTGGAGGTTAATACTGCTCCGGGTCTTCAGGCAGAAACTACTATGACAGCTTTTGTCAATGCTCTAACTGCGAAAATTCATAACATTCGCTTCCGGGGTGCGCCTCAAATGGTTATCACTCCAGCGTTCCAACTGGAACCAGAGGTACAGGAAGAAGATGCTTTTACTCCAGAAGAAATTGCTGCTGAAGAAGATGATCTTGCTGGTAGTTATGACCCAGAAGCCGCAGCCTTCTTTAATGCGGGAGCTTTTGGCACTGATCGTCCGGCAGCCATGTCAGCTCCTCAAGTACAAATGACTGCTGAAGGTACTCTCCCTGAAGCAGAAACTCGCAATGTTCCAGATGGCTATTATCTTGCAAATATTCAGCGAATGGACGATCGTTCAACTGCAATGAATGTAATTGTGTGGGTTTCTAGTGGTCTTGTATATCGACACGGTTGGAACTCTCCGATTCGTCTGAGTCAAGTTCGTGGCCTTCGTGCCATCACCTCTGTAGTGTCTGGTAACGAAACTGTAGCTGTTTCTGTATAACTTTTTAAACAACTTATTAAGGGTATTAGTATGTCAATGGAAGACATTTTAGATCGCGGTTTTATGGAAGAAAAAGAGCCTATGATTGTCCACTCTCGCAAAGTTCTTAAAGGGCTTTGTGAAGAGTATGGAATCACCAATCAGCGTCGAGTTAGCAGCGAGTATTCAGCTTTCGTTACCTTCATGAATCGTGGTGATGAAGAAAGTGCTCGTCGTATGCTGACTCAGTGGCAAGAAGATGAAGCTGTAACTAAAATCCCTCACTAATAACTGAAACAACAGCCCGGCGGTGTTCGGGCTTATGGAGTTCTTATGGCTATTGTAACTGCTAAGAAAGTATTTACTGCACTGAATCCTGAAAATGGTCTTATGTTAGACATTGTTGCTAACAGCTTTATTCGTAATGGAGATCATTTTGAGTTTGCCGACAGTACAAGTATTATTGCTTTTATCCCTGATAATTTTATTGTGGCACTGAAGGATAACATCGTAAATGAATAATACAGCCAAGTAAGGCAAAAGTAATTAATTACTACAAGGCATTCTTTTGAGTGCCTTGTGTTGATTATGTTGGAGAATACTTATGTTGAAATACAGTATTCATGGAAGGATGGATAAGGATGATGATTGGCATTTTATTGGAGTCTTCTCTGAAGAGGAGTTGGAAGATAAAATTGATTATTATCTAATCTTCTGGAGATACCTAAAGCGTCAAGCTTTTATAGGATATTTATGAAAATCGGAAGTCCTGAACACAAGAAGTTTCAAGAAGAAAATGGTCGTAAGCTCCGAGAAAGGCTTCAGAAAGAAGTTGAAGCCGGGCCAAAAAGTGATGGCATGTTTGACCGCTTATCACATAACTTTTCTTCAAATCTGTTAAATTCACTCAACACTCGTAAGGTAGTTAAATAATGTCAGATGTTCAACTGGTAGCTGTATATGGATCACTTCGTTCAGGGATGCAGAACTTTCACGTTAACAATCGAGCTGGAGCTGCTCTGGTTGGTAAGGGTGCTACTGTAGATAACCACGATCTGTTTCGTTATGCAGGTTGCTACTTCCCATCAGTTTCTCTGGCACATTCAGAGTCAGGTAAACCTGTTGTAGTGGAAGTATTCGCCACAGATGAAGCAGGACTGACTGGCCCGTATGATGCTCTTGAGGGTTATCCAAACTTCTATAATCGTACTCAGATTCCAGTTAAACTGGATGATGGTCGCGATGTTATGGCTTGGATTTATCACATTGATGAAGAGCAATCTGATCGTGTTGAATCTGGTGATTGGGTTGAATATTGCAAAGGGGATAAATAATGGGCTTAGTTAATCTGGAAACTTTAAACAGAATTAAAGAAGAAAGACGACAAGCTTATCTATCTGGTAACTACGGGGTTTCTCAAGCTTTAAGGGCTTTAGATTCTGCTATCGCACAACTCGAACAGATAGATTTAGTGACCAAAAATCTTGAATTAAAGGTTGTTGAGAAAGGATAACCTATGTGCTCCAAAGTTGAAGAAGTAAGGCAGCTTCAACAAAAACTATGCTTCTTCAAATGGAAAATCCGTACATTCGAAAAATACTGGTCAGAGCAAAAGCTGACCGGTTCAAGAAACACAATCGAATATGCGGAGAAGAGCATTAAAGCCTATGAAGCCGCCGCTGATACTTGTCTTAGGCGTATTGGCGAATTAATAGGATAAAGTAATTATGCTCATGGAACTCAAGGAGAGAAGAGCGTGAAAACAGATAAAGTAATCGTAGGTGATACAGCTTGTCCAGAATGTCGCTCTCATGGACGTGACAAGTCAGGCAATCACCTAATCCTTTTTCACAACACTCAGACAGATGAGCGGTGGGGCAAATGTGGTCGTTGTGGTCACTATGAGGTATTTGATAAGGGTAATATGCCTGAAGTCAAAGAGAAGAAGGAGCTAACTCCAGAAGAGCTTAAAGAGCTTTTGGATGAAGTTCTGGAACTTCCTCAGAAAGACCTCACTGACAGATTGATTCCTAAATCTGTTGCTGAACGCTTCGGTGTTCGTATTGGTCTTAGTTGTGAAGATGGTCAGACCCCTGTAAGTTATTTCTTTCCTCGTGAGAAGGAAGGGGATATTCAGGGGTATGAAGTTAAAGGTATTGAACGTAAATATTTTTACTTCGTAGGTAATGTCAAAGAGTCTGATTTCTTTGGACTCTCTCAAGCACAGCGTGGCGATGTTTATAACAAGAAGCTTTTCATCTTTGAGGATGCTTTGAGTTGTATGTCTGGTTTCCATGTCCTGACTCAGTTCACGACAGCCACTAACATCAAACCAGCTTGTGTTGCACTTCCAAACGGTGCAGGAAGCATCTCTTCAGTCATGTCTCGCAATCGTGAGTTTCTTAACGGCTTTGATGAAATTGTTATCTGTATGGATAATGATTCTGCTGGAGAGGAAGCTCTGATTAAAGGTCGTGCTCTTTATCCGAATGCCAAGTTTGCAAGGATTCCGAAAGGTATCTTTACTTACAAAGGTAATGAGAAAGAGATGAAGGATGCCAATGATATGCTTCTGGCAGGTCGTGGTCAGGAACTCTTTAACATTCTCAAGTATTCAGCGAAACGTGAATCTCCAGCAGGTTCTGTTACGGTGTTTGATTGCTTAGAGGATGCTCTAAAGAAACCTGAGTGGGGTATTCCATATCCGTGGGAGACTCTGAACAACATGACCTTTGGTATTCGTTGGGGTGAGATGGTCGCTATTGGTGGCGGTGTAGGGTCTGGTAAGACTCTGATTGCTCATGAACTAGTAGCGTGGCTTTGCCTCAAGCACGGATTTAATGGCGGTGGATTCTTCTTAGAAGAAAAAGTCGGCATGTCCGTTAAGAATATCGCTGGTAAAGCAGCAAGTATTCCATTCCATCGTCCAGATATCGAGTATGACCAAGATGTTCTGTACAACGAAGCTTTGAAGTTCGCTGATAAGTTCTTCCTGTACGACAACTTTGGTCAGAATGACTGGAGTGATATTAAGCAGTGTATTCGTTTTTGGGTTGTTGAGAATGATTGTAAGTTTATTATTCTTGATAACATCACAGCCCTTGTCTCACATCTTACTCCTTCAGAGATCAATACTGAGATTAGTAAGATTGCATCTGAGCTTGCTGGTATGTGTCAGGAACTGAACTTCACTGCTTTTGTTCTGTCTCACTTGAACTCACCAACATCAGGCAATCCTCATGAAGAGGGCGGTCAGGTTAAAGAGGTGCAGTTCACTGGTTCTCGTTCACTTATGCGTTGGTGCCAGTGCATCATCGGCTTTGAGCGTAACAAACAGGCAGATGGTAATGGAAAGAACTTGTCCTTGATTCGACTTCTCAAGGAACGTAACTATGGTCAGACAGGTATCTGTTATACCAAGTACGAACCAGCCACAGGGCGTCTCTTAGAGCGTACTGAGGAAGAAGTGGATGAAGGTAATCCTTTTGCTTGCATGGAAGATGTAATCGCAATGGAAGAAGGTGCGAAAGAGAATGACAAGTCTCCGTGGTAATAAAAAGATCTATGCGTTCGATATTGAATCCAACGGTCTGTATGATGATATTACAACCGTTTGGTGTGTCTTTATCGAGGACATTCTCACAGGAGAGAAGTGGGGGTATCGCCCCCATGAGATTGAATTTGCTATTGAGAAACTGAAAGATGCTGATATTCTCGTAGGGCATAACATCATTGACTACGACTTACCAGCTCTTGCTAAAGTTTATGGGCAGCTTAAGGGCTGCTCTTTCAATGTAGTAGATACTCTCTGCCTGAGTCGTTTTCTTCAACCAGACCGTAACTTTGAATCTCCTCCGGGACACTCCTTAAAATCTTGGGGTATCAGGTTAGGTGATGCAAAAGGTGCTTATGGTGATGAAGTAGAAAACGCTTGGGACGTCTTCAGTGAGGAGATGTTTGAATATTGTGAGCAGGATGTTCACGTAACTGTTCTGCTGTACAAAACACTGTGTAGGGCGGCTGGTTATGATGTTGCAGACCCGCCGACTATCACTAATACGTTAAATTGATTATTAGGATAATCCAATGCAAGTATGTTCTCTTGGAACCGCTCTAGCTTCTATTGCTCCAAATCAACGGCTTAATACGGGGATTGATTTCTTAAGACTTTTGAGGTCTGAAGGTATTTGTCCTTTAGGGGAAGGGTTATCCCCTGCTATCATGGGAGGTGCTCCCAGAGATGTGTTCTTTTCAGGAACTAACCCCAATGATATCGATATCTTCTTTTTTGCAAACCTAAACTATCAGAGAGCCTCTTCTACAAGGGTTTTAAATAATCTGAAAGAGGATTTAATTGTTTGGTTGGAAGATCAAAACATTGACTACGAATCTCTTCTCAACGAAGCTAGTAGTGAATATGGAAACGAAAATCGATTCTTGGATATTATCTCTTTTAATTGGAGAGATACAAAGATCCAAGTAATGATTCCTAGTAGTCATCTTAATACCTCTGGTGATGTATTCTCTTTAGTTAATTCTATGCCGTTGTTCAGCTCAATAGCTGTCACTCAGGAGAATCTTGTTATTGCTAATACATTCTTAGCTGCGTATAAGATGTCTGAAAGTAATCTGTATCCATTTACAAGTTATAAGGATGTTGCCTATATACGTAAAAAACGTCCTAATGGTAATTTAATCCATGTATCATCAGGAGATGCTTTAAATTATTTAGCTTTTGGTGAGGATGCAAGGAGTGTGTATATTCCTCCTAGTGACCAAAGATCTCCAGAAATGATTTACAGATCTTCTAATCCCGTAAGAAGAAGTGTGCTATCACGGAGAGAGATCTCTCGTAGATTCTCCGGGCCTGTTGCATCATCTTTCCGTGATACTTTGAGTGTCACAAGTTTGAATGAAACGCTTTAATAATTTAAAACAAGGATGTTTATAATGAGTTTATTAGGTTCTAAAGAATTACATGATGTAATCGATCAAGGTTTTCTGGATGCTAAGCATGAGTTTGTTAATGCAGCATCTATTGATATTCGTATTGGCGACACCATTCTGGTAGAAGTTGCTGCGAGTGGTGTTGTTGATATTGATAAGAAAGAGAATCTTAACTGGAAAGAAGTTGTTATTCCAGATGAAGGTTATGTGGTGAAGCCCGGTGAGTTCTTCTTGGCTCATAGTGTTGAAGAGTTTAACCTCCCTGATAATATCAGTGGACAGTTTATTCTCCGTAGCTCTATGGCTCGTTGTGGTATGAATCACGCATTTGCCGGTTGGGTGGATGCAGGCTTCACTAAAAGTAAACTAACTTTTGAATTTTATAATATAACCCAGCATCATAGCTTGAGGATTAAGAAGGGGATGCGTGTTGGTCAAATGGTATTTTCTGAACACTCACCTGCTGGAGACCACTCATATGCTGTGAAAGGTAACTACAACAACAGTGCGAGTGTAAGAGCAAGTAATGGTGTTTGATTTACCAGAAATTAAAAGAAGGTTTGATTACCATCAAGATGGGTATTTGATCTGGAAAATTTCTCCTTCTAATAATGTAAAAGTGGGCGACATAGCTGGGTGTTTAAATAGGGATGGTTATTATAGAGTAACTATAAATAACAGAATTTACCTTCTTCATAGGATTATTTATTTTTGGCATCACGGAGTTCTTCCTGAACTTATTGACCATAAAGACAGGAATCCTTTGAATAATAAAATAGATAACCTGAGAAGCTCAGATAAAACAAGAAACGGCCTAAACAGAGGTGCTAATAAAAATAGCAAATCTGGCATAAAAGGTGTTTCATTTGATGTATCAAGAACTAAGTGGAAAGCTCAACTAAAAATCGGATCTAAAGTTTATTCTAAAAGGTTTGATAGTTGTGATGATGCAGTAGCTTGGTTAGAAAATTTAAGGAAGGTATAATGTCTCAAGTAAAAGTGTCAAAAGAAGATGGTCGCTATTTCATCCAAATCGATGAAGGGGAAACTGGAGTAAATCTTTTTGTAAAAGAAGATACTCTTCCACTCTTACAAGAGGCTATCACCACTCAATTTAACTCAGAAATCGTTCTGGATGATTTTGTCCTAGACGATGATGACTGTGCGGGGTGCAAGATTTAATGATTGTAAAAGATAGAAAGGGTGATTGGGTTGCTCGTATTTACACACAAAATCCCGGTGAGGACTTTAAGGTGATTTGTGAGCAGTATTATGCTACCAGAGCTGAAATGCGTGATGGTATTCAGTTGTGGAAAAAGCTAACAGCTAGCTCCACCACTAAAGTAAAAATCAAAAGCTATCGAATTAAAATTTTAGGGGAGTCTATTGTCACCCCTATGGGCGTCTTCAACACAGTGGTATACAAAGAAGCTCGATAATGGAAAAAAGGGTGGGACTTTTGTCCTGCCCTTTATAATGTATATAATAGTATCTATGTACACATGAATAAGGATATTCAAAATGGTATTGACTAAATTATATACTGATAGCTGCCAGCCTTGTAAGGATATGGCTCCTGTCATTGAAAAAGTTCTGGAAGATTTCCCTGAGATTGAATTTAAGGAAGTAAATGCTCGCACGGAAGAAGGTGCTGCTAAAGCGGCTGAGCTGGGTGTTCGTTCCGTTCCTACCCTGTTCCTTAATAATGACTATAAGCATAGCGGCCCAATGTCTGAATCTCAGCTAAGGTCGTGGCTTAGTAATTATCAAGGAGCATAATGATGATTGATCTCAGACAAGTTGCTCCTCCTGAAGAAGTCGTAGCCCAATCAAGGGTTATGCAAAAGTATTATCACCGAGATATGCTAGGTCGTTATATCAAGAACCGAGATATTGTGGCTTGGTCTATCGGCAATCAAGGTTATCTGTTGAAGGTTCTCCAAGTAGTAGGAAGCACAGCTAAGCGTGTTAAAGTCTATGACCCTGAGAAGGGTAAGTCTAAGGATGTTTTACCAACTAACTGTATTGTGATCACACAGCAGGTGTTGGATAATATTCAGAGAAACGTAGCTCATTCCGAAAACGTAGATGGAGATGTATAATGATTGAAACTTCAATGGGTCGCCTTGATGCAATGCAAAATCTTATCAGTGGATATAATTCAGAGACAGACGTTCTTAATGATTTGTCTCGACATGCACTGACTGTATTAACTAATGCACATGTCGCTGAGTATAGCGATGATAAATGTGATTTAATACATCAACTTATTGATGATTTTTCTTGTCACTACTCTAAAATTGCTCGTCGCCTTCAGATTAAAGGTCGAACTATGACCTTAAGCGACATTCCTTGTTGCAGTTTCGTTTCAGAAGAAATGGTTATCCCTCAATTGCTCTCCTTAATTTCAGAAATGCGGGACTGCCTGCTCTCTGGTATTAATGTAATGAGTATAGGAGATAAATATATTCTAGGTGAAATTGCTGCTAAGTTAGATGATACTATCTATTGTCTATCTGAATGCTTAATGAACGACGATGAATAATTTCCTGAATTACCCTGCATGATGCGGGGTTTTCTTGTCCTCAATATAAGGAGAGTAGCTTGACACAAACAGCAGAGGTAGTATTAGCAGAAGGTTTTAATGAATCAGTAGCTGGAATTGCTCAGCAGCAGATTGATGCATTCTCTAATGGTATTGAATCGTTTGATAAGTTAAGAAATAGGACACCGAGATTTGAAGGTGAACGAGTATACCTAAAGTCTTGGAATGAAGGTGTTGGTAAGGGTGGTGGTTTCTTTGTTGGTAAATTGACTAGACAAGCTGACGATGGTGGTTACATTGCTTCTGTAGGAAGTAATTATCACTGGAAGCGTGAATGTGTAGACATTGACCATCTGACAGTTCTAGACTTTGGAGCTGTAGGTGATGGAACAACTGATGACGCTCCTGCTGTTCGTAGGATGATTGATTTCTCTTATAGTAATTACGCTAAGACAATCAGTATTCATGCTGGTCGTGTTGGTGTTAGATTTCCAACTGGATCTTTCAACGTAAGCCCTATTGATATTACAGATAAAGGAGAAGTTCCTGAATTTGTTATCTTTGCTCCGTGGATGATCTTTGGTGTAATGCCTCTGACGACTATCACCTCAGATAAGAGTGATAAACCTGTATTCCTTGTAAAAGCTCGTCGTATGACAGTGCATGGAATCAATTGGGATGGTCAACAGACTACTCCAATTAATCGTAGGAATGAAAGTAACCCGACAGGCACTAATATGCTTGTAGGCGCTACTCTGGGTATCTTTAATGATACAGCAAGTAATAAACAATCATTCCTAAGAAATATTTGTTCAGGTGGTGAATATGTTCGAATCCACTGTTTCCGTGCTTATCGTACTGGCGGTGTGGTATTCGATACCCTTGATACGTTGGATACTAAACTTGATCAAGTATATGGCAATATGACAGCAGCTCCGTTTATTACAGCGGGCTGGTCAAATCAGTCATGGGCTTCATGGGATCATTCAACAGCATTAGAGCTTTCAAATGCGAACTTCCAGTTCTGTATGGCTCCTGCTATTTATGCTCCTCGTTGTGCTCAGTCTATCTTTGATAATGTTTGGTTTGAACATGGAGCTATTCCTTTCGACATTAACAACGGTCACTTCCGACTGATGAATGTTAGTGTTGAAGATTGTGTTTACAATCCTGTTGCTTGGAAAGCTCGACTGAATATTCAAGGTTGGTCTGGCCCTACTGGTAATAAACTAGACACTACAACCACTCCTACTGATGCAGCATGGCCTAGCTATCCTACTAATCCTGATGGTCAACCTATCACTGGTTGGTTATCTGGTTATGAAGATGGTAAGTTTGAATTAGAGCATTACGGCGCTCGGTTTGATTGCCCTGTTCGTATTCTCTGGAGTGAGGGTAATGTTCGTGGTCGTAATAACACCGGTTCTTCAGTGTGGGTTAAACTCTGTAGATTGCAGTCTCAAACAGTGGGTCAGCAATGGGAGTTAGAAATCCTATCTAAGAATGGTTATAGTGGACTGAGAGCAGCACCTAAGCCTACTGGCGATGGTACAGCAGGTAAGACAGTAATTCGAGTACAGAGGGGCGCTGGTTCAGCTCCTATTCTCTCTATGCATCATGAAGGTTTTAATGGTATTCTAGAGGCTCAGTATACTGCTCCTTATAGTAATATCGTAGAGATTTGGGTGAAAGTAGCTGCTTGGTGTGGTGAATATGCAATGTTCGCTAAATCAACAGGAGTCACTCGTTATGATGCAGGAGCTTGTTGTATCTTCACCCCTTATGGTGATCAACAGACAGATGCTCCGGGTCTTACACCTATTGCCCCTATGTTCAGTTTACATAATGGACAGGCAGGAGTTGGTGCTTATGGAGATACGATTGCGTTTGATACAGCGTTTGTAGCAGCCAATCAAATCGATACAAGTAAAACACCTGTATATGTTAAAGTCCGATTTAACGGGAAAGACTATGCATTAGCTTTAAGTAGCTTGCTAGCTTCCTAAATAAATAACCTCGCTTCGGCGGGGTTTTCTTTTCTCTGGAGTAAGTATGAAAAATCTTCCACAGCTTATTAATCTTTGTCGTAAAGCTCTTATGCCGCCTGCTTCTCCAGTAGAAGAGAAGACTACTGTGACGCCTAAAAAGTTTTCTTTATCAGAAGCTCACGCTATTCTATGTATTGCTGAGGAAGAGCGTAGACGTTCTTGTAATCAGTTACGGTTAGGGCAGGCTATCTGGAACGTAGCGAGAGATAAAAATCCAGATCTTATGTCAGCGCATTGTGCTACTGATAAAGATTTCTTCTATTTTAGAGATCCTCATAAGGCTTTAGAATACTTCAACACTTATTATGTAGAGCATTAAAATGAAATGCTTTAGTTGTAGTAGTCCTCAAGTGAATCTAAGATATTACTCTATGCAAGAGTTAAAGAAGGGTTCACCCACTAGAGGGAAGAATAAAGAGTATGTTACTGTTAAAGTTAAACATGCAACCTGTAAAGTTTGTCAAGCTCAATCAGCGGAGTATTCATGAAAGTAGCTATTTTAATTTGCGATGCTGGGGATGGCTCAGCATATTTGGACTGGTTTAAAAATGTTGAACTGGCAAAGTCTATTAGCAATAAACATGAAGATTATTATATGAACGAAGGATCTCCAAACATTATTGAGGTTCCAGATGGTTGGTCGCCTCCGAGTGGATTCTCTGATGATATGTTTTCAGACAATGGAGAGGAAGAATAATGGCTGTAAATAACTCTCGTCGTTTTCGTGTAGCAGAACCTCCTGCTTCTTCTCCAGATAAGTTTAGAGTTACCCTCACTCAGTGGAATCCTGAGTTTACAGAGGTTCGTTGGCAGGATGTTAAAGTAGCTAAAACAATGGGTCAGGCTGCTAAGATTAAAGGCGACTTTGAGGCAGAGCATTTTACCAACATCGGAAATATTGAATCAATTTAAGTAAGGAGTCATGGATGACTGCGGAAGTAAAACTAGTAAGTATTACCCCTGATGCAGAAGCAACTATGGGTTACATCGCTCGTGTATCAAACCCAGCTAATCAGAACAACCCAAATGTTGCAGGTCTGCTTTCTTATTGTCTACGTCATGGTCACTGGTCTGTATTTGAACAGGCTACAATGACTCTGGAGATTAAGACAACGAGAGCTATCTCAGCTCAGATTCTTCGTCATCGAAGCTTCACTTTCCAAGAGTTTAGTCAGCGGTATGCTGAAGTCAGTTCGGAGTCTCTGGAAGTTCCAGAACTCAGAGCACAAGACACTACAAATCGTCAGAACTCTTTTGTTGTAGAAGGTGAAGAACAGAAAGCGGTATTTGAAGGCTTTCAAAAAGAAGCTGAAATACTCTTTGAAGAGATTATGGATCTCTATGAAGAGATGCTTAGATTCGGTGTTGCTAAAGAATGTGCTCGAATGATTCTTCCTATGTGTTCACCTACCACGATTTATATGACTGGTAATGTTCGTAGTTGGATTAATTATATTAACCTCCGTGCTGCTAATGGTACACAGAAAGAGCATATGGAAGTAGCTGAGCTGGCTAAGAAAGTATTTGTAGAACAACTACCTATTGTTTCAAAAGCATTAGGTTGGGTTTCTGAGACTGAGTAAGAGGAGAGTAGAATGAATATTATCTACGTTGCGTTTATTGTTTATATCGTATTGTCAGCTATTCCTGTTTATCTTCTTTTCCGCTGGAAACGAAAGCATGAACAAGACCTTAGAAACCTAGCTATGCAATCTGGTAAAATGGCAGTAGCACAATTAAATCAGACTCTTCTTATCAGTGACCTCTCAGAACGAATGACATCGTTAGAGTCTAAGACAGAGGAGTCTAAAACTCAATGATGGCAAGTATGGAGGTTAAAATGGGAGTTGATACAGTGAAATGGTGTGACGATAAAATGAAAGAGGCTATCGAAGGTGGTAAGCAACAAGAAGCTGCTGCCTATGCTAGACTCAAACATATGTGGGAAGAAAGAGTAAATGATCCGAGTAAGAAACCTGATAACGGGTAAGATTGAAGAAGCTCACTTTGACAACGACTTTTGGAGATTGAAAGATGAAGTACGTACAAGGGAATCTGTTGACGGCTCTACAATCTGGCAAGCTGGATGTGATCGCCCATCAGACGAACTGCTTCTGCAAGGGTCGTCGTGGAATAGCACCTCAAATCTTTGATGCCTTTCCTGAAGCTAAGCTTGCTGACGATAAAACAGAAGTAGGCGATGCAAGCAAGATGGGCAACTTTACTGTAGCGACCACTATGTGTGGTGGTCGTGTTTATAACCTCTATGGTCAATATCATTTTGATAACAGGAAGTCTGACTATGGAACTCATTATCCCTCTTTGCAGAACTCTTTATATGAAATGGCTTGTGATTTGCGAGAAGTTTATAGAAGCTCTACCGATGATACTCCTATTAGGGTTGGCTTTCCTCTCATTGGCTGCGGCCTTGCCGGGGGTGATTGGAATCGTGTTTCAGAGTTTATAAAGAATGCCTTTGATGGCCCAGAATATGATGTTTATATTTATACTTTAAATAAAATGGATGGTGTTCAATATGTCTAAGATTAGTAAAATTGCTTTACATCTGGATGTACTTTTCTGGTTTATTATTGTTGTTTCTACCACAGTTTTTGACATGATATTTTCACCGACCTTCTGGGTGTTTGTTGCAATCTGCGGTTTGATTGAAGCATGTGCTCGTTTGTTAAAATCAGACTAATTAGCACTCTAGACTCCTTCAGATGAATGAATATGTATTGTATACGTATACACTTATCTACAAGGAGTTTAAGATGCCATCAAGTAAAGGATACATTCGCAATTATGATCAAGAAAGAAAAACAGCCATCTCCAGAGGGGAAACTGGAAAAGGATCTAATTCTGGAGATGCAGTACGTCACCGCGCACGTAGGATCGTTGAAAAACGCTCTGGTAAGAGTGCAATCGCTGGAAAAGATGTTGACCACATTAAAACCATCAAGTCAGGTGGCAGTAATGAATCACACAACTTACGTATTAGATCAGCTTCCGCAAATCGCTCAGATGGTGGAAAGTCTGGCTCTGTCAGCGGAAAAGCTAAAGGCGGAAGAAAAGGAGCTTTAAACAGTTGAGTGTAACTATAACAGTTCCTGATTACCAAGTGCTGGAGAGCTTAACATCATCAACCGTTGTTGAGTTCTTTGGAAACGATCTTCTTACCTACTTCAGCGAATCAAGTTTAATTGAAGCTGCGGGAGGGTTAGAACATCTTGTCAGTTATTTACCTGATGATAAGATTGACGAAGAGTTTCTCCATAGGCACCCAAATCCTAGCGAAATCCTAGACTACCTAGATGATGAAGCTATTATGGATTACCTTATTAATAAAGGTTACAATATCGAAATGTAAAACAACCCGCTAGAGGGATCTAGTGGGTTTTCTTGTCTCTAAATTAGGATTAGCATATGTCTAAAAATATCCCTTCAAATTCAGTAGCATCTGTAGCGGTAGCTGACGTGTTCAATGACTTCGTTATGTTCCATACTTATAAAGCGTATGACGTTAGCGAGTTTGAGAACGTAAGCATGTGGATTGAAGCAATCAATCTGTTCCAAAATAACACTGCTCGTACTAATGTTATCATCCGAGGAAGAGACGGTAAATTCATTAGCTACAAAGATGTTCCTGCTCTTCGTGATACCGTAGCAGCATTAAAACCTTTCCCTGTTGTTGGTGAAACTGTCGGAGTTTAATATGAAAGTCAGTATTCGTGCAGTGGTTCGTGAGGCTTTAATCAATCACGTATCAAGACCTGCTCAGCTATTTTTTATAATGAAAATTCTTGGCGTATCTAAAGATAAAGCAAAAGAACTTCTGTTTGCATTTCTATATAACGCTGAGGATGAATACTTAATGAGTTTAGCTCTCAAGGATTAATTATGGATATACTTCTCTGGCCCAATAACATTTGGGTGTTCAAGGATGATTACACAGAAGAAGAGTATAGCTGGTTGAGTGATGATTATCATGTCGTCACTCAATATACCCCTGAATGGTATTCTCTTGTTGGTGATGATTTTAAGGAGTAATTTGATTGAGATATTACACAGGTATCGGAAGTAGGGAAACCCCTTTGCATATCACAGAGCTTATGAATCGGATTGGAGAAATCTGTGCTAAGCATAACATCATCCTTAGAAGTGGAGGTGCCGAAGGCGCTGACTCTGCTTTTGAGATGGGGTGTGACTCTGTAAATGGTGAAAAAGAAATCTTCATTCCGTGGAACAACTTCAATGGTCGTAGGTCATCTATGAAAGGTGTTTACGTCAGAGGAGATGATGTTCACTCAAGGGTGATTGCCCACAGCCTGCATCCTGTTTTTGACAGGCTTGGGAGAGGCGCTCAAGCCCTCCATACAAGAAATGTTAATCAGGTTCTTGGGAAAGATTCAGGCAGCCCTGAGCCTAGTAGCTTTGTCTTATTCTATGCTCCTGAAACATCATCAGGCAACGTTAAAGGTGGAACAGCTACTGCCGTGAATCTCGCTAAGCGTAATAATATTCCTTGCTGGAATATGTGGTCTAATTCTAGTTATGACCAAATCCTAGATTGGATTGATAGTATCTTTAAAGAAAAACAATAAGGAGCTTTTAGGTACATGGAGAGTGAAAAGAATGTGAACTATGACCCATTTAAAATTGAAATGTGTGTCGCTGATATTATTAGTCGTCAGTCAAAACATGGAGTAAATTTTAATGGTCGTCAAGCACGTTGGTTTGTTCATGTCTTAACAGAGTATATTCTGAATATTGATATTGAACTTATCCCTCTCCTACCCAAAATGCGTGTCGATGGAACCTCGTACAGAAAGCCTTTCAAATTGAATGGTGACCTGTCAAAATTTCCTAAGCAGTATGCTGATAGGGTAGGTTTGACAAGAGAGGAAATCGGTGGGCCGTTTACTGCAATTGAGTATGTAGACTTTGACCCCTCGAAAGTACAACGTGTTAAAGAAGCACTTATGGATGAAGGTTTTCTTCCTCCTGAGTGGAATAGTGTCAAGAAGCCGTGGAACGTACACGAGTTTCGTCGTGACTTACAACGTATGACTTATGCTGAATGGGTTAACTCCTACAGCAGAGGGAATGCTAGAGAGCGTCAGATTGCCGCAATGGTTGATGCTGATGTTCAGAAATTTATTCAAAAGCATTTCAAACTACGTACTGTTAATTATATGAAGGCTTATCTTTATGGATTAGGCTTCAATGCAAAAACAAGACCACCGACTTTTGATCAAATCAAGAAGAGACTTGCTCTTTCAGATAAGTGGATTACTGCACCAAAAGACTTAGAGGAGACGCTGGATGAAAGTCTAGGCGGTGACTTAGGTCGAGTAGGTGGACTGCTTAAAAAGCGTATGGTGGCTTCTCACCGTATGGGATTGATTAAAGGTTTGATTGACAAGGAGCGCAGTGATGGTAAGTTATCAGCGGATGCTAACCCTTGCGCTACTCCGACTTTTCGTTTCAAGCACCGTGTTGTTGTTAATATTCCTTCTAGGGGATTCTTTGGTCACGAATGTCGTAGTCTATTCCAGTCTGACATTAGTTCCGATGTTTCTCATAGTAATGCTTTCATTATCACTAACAGTATTCCTGACGGTTGCTACCTTAAAACAGGTACTAACGTTATTTATGACCAGAAGAAGAATAAGCCGGTAGGTATCTATCAGTATTATGTTCCTGCTGGCTATCAGGTATTTGTTGGTTATGATGGTTCAGGATTAGAACTTCGTATGCTTGCTCACTACCTCATTGACGAGTGTAGGGAGATGCTTGCTGAAGCTATAGCGGAGAATAATCTAGCTAAGAAAGCAACAGCAGAGCGTGGATTAGCTTCAGCTATTCTTTATCGTGATATTCTTCTTGATGGTGACATTCATTCACACAACCAGAAACTGGCAGGTCTACCAACTCGTGATAACGCTAAGACGTTTATCTATGCGTTTAACTACGGTGCTGGCGACCTTAAGCTTGGTAGTATCACTGGTGGTGGTAAAGAGGAAGGGGCTATCATGAGAGAGCGTTTCTTAGCAGAGAATCCTTGTATTGCAATCTTAATTGAGCGCATGACAGAGAAAGCTAAGAAAGGTTATATCACTGGTGTTGATGGTCGTAAGATTACAATGCGTAGAGATGCTCAAGGTAAAGTCATGACACACAAAGCTCTGAATACGCTTCTACAGAGTGCTGGTGCAATTGTCATGAAGTATGCAATGATCTTCTTAGATAAGTGGATTAAGCGTGATAAGCTTCGTTGTGCTAAAGTTATCGACATGCATGATGAAGGTCAGTTTACTTGCCACCGTGAAGATGTCACTCCTCTGTGTGATTTAATGAAACTGTGCGTCAAGCAAGCTGGTGAATATCTGAAGATGGAATGTCCTCTAGCTTCTGATTGTCAGGTTGGTGTTAACTGGTTACATACTCATTAATAGGGAACATGAATGTCAGATGCAGTAACAAGCGAATTAAAAGATACCACCGAATATGATGTTTGGTGGTATTTAAAGAACTATAATAAACCTCAATGGGTTAATTCCCATGAGGTTGCATGGCGATACAGAATGTACGGTAAAAAATATAATCTACCAAAACCAATAAAAGGTGAGAAATGAAAAGGTATTTTTGGATTGTAGATGAATGGGGGTGTATGAATTTCTTTGATAATATCTCAGATTTTCGACATGCTCGTAAACACATTCACGGAATGATGGAGGGGGATACCTTCCATTATGGCAACTTTATGGCAGAGAATGTAGAAGATTGTTGGGCTACGGAAGATGTTCTTAAATGGAAAGATGGAATCTCCAATGACTGAAATGATTATTTATTATCACACTTACTATGTCAGCAGCGGTAAAGGCCACAGGAAAATTCATAAGGTTTACTTCACTAAAGAGGAGGCAGACGAGCATCTGCTTCTTATGGGAGGTGAGATGAAACCTTTCAAGGAGATTAGCAATGACGACATTAGCTGAAATACGTGCAGCATTAGACAGATCTCAATGGGAATCAATAACTCGACATTTTGAAGCTGTCTCACACCAACATGAATTACGTATGACACCTGACGACTGGAGAGGTGATGCATCTTCATCTTTGGTTTCTACGACCCCTTATGAGGGGATGTTTAGATGGACAGTCAGATGCAACTCTTGTGGAACAATCATTGAAGGAGATTCCTGTGACTATGAGCGGTGTGAAAGAGTAGCATCTGCGGGAATAGTCAACGGAGTTATGACAGTAACAGATCATTTAGGAATAGAGAGAGCTAGGATAGGAGACATATCCACTGTTAATGATCATAATATTCCAAGAGGGTGGGTAGTAGCTGATGGTCGTGCTGTTAGTAGTGGAAGGTATGGTAGCTCTATCTCTAATATGGATGCGAATAGAGGGGGGTATGGATGGGGACTAAGCTCCAGAATAGGTTCGAGCCGCTGAGAATAGCATTAGATTATGATGATACATTCTCCGCTGATAAGCCGATGTGGGCTAATATAGTAGCTTTCATGAAGGCTAATGGATGTGATGTAAGATTCGTAACATCTAGATTTGAATCAACTAATAAATATAGTAATGAAGATATTCTTCAAGACTCTGATAGAATAAATATTCCTATCATCTTTTGTAATGGTAAATCAAAACAAGAAGTAGTTGATAGAGTTAATTTCAAAGTTAATATCTGGATAGATGATTATCCTTTATGGATACCTAGTCATAATGACATGGTTAAACTTCTATCTAAATCTTCTAGTTTACCAGAGACTAATGTTAATCTCTCTTCTTCTACTTCAGAGGAAAAATATTCAACAGAAACTCTAGTTATTCCTAGATAAGTGGTACTCTAGCCTTACTCTATATAATGGATAAAGCATATAGCTTAGCTTAGCTTTGATATGCTAGCTTTGCTAGATGCTTCCAATCAGAAGTTAATAATACTCTTGTCCAAGATGGACACAATTCAAATAAGGATATACATAATATGTCAATGATTCCACAGATGGCTTCTACTTCTACTGCTAAGAAATTCACCTACAACGTTATTCCTGATGGTGAGTACGAAGCTCGTATCGTTCGTTTTATTGGTCTTGGTGTTCACAAGCAAGATCCTTGGACTGACCCTAAAACGAAAGAAGTGAAAGAGAAGCAACCTGCATTCCGTGCTGATGTGACTTTCGAGTTGATTGGTCAGGATGCAACTGGAGTTGATTCAGAAGGTAAGCCACTGGAAGCTCGTCCAGCTTGTCAGTTTAAGACTTACCCAGTTAATCCTCGTGCTAAGAACTCCGGTATGCTGGATCTTTGCAAAATGATTGACCCATCCATTCAGGCTCTGAAAGGTGATCTGAACTGGTTCAAAGAAGTTCTGTTAGGTCAGCCAGTCAACATCACGATTGGTAACTACACTAACAAAGCAGGTGAAGTTAAGAATAAGATTGTTCGTATCGACCCAATCCCAGCTAAGTATCGTGGTGGTGTTGGTGAAGCTCGTACCGATCTGGTATTCTTCGAACCATATGCAACCACTGACGAGAACGTAGCGTCTTACAATAAGATCTACCCTTATCAGCGTAACCTTCTGGTTGATGCTATGGATGCTAAGAATATTCCACTGGCAGGCAAAGAAGTTGAGAAAGCTGCTAGCACAGAAATGCAAGAACCTAAAGCTACTGTTGAAACTATCGACAAAGAGCCAAACATTGTACTGGATGATGATATCCCGTTTTAATGTTAGGTTAAACTAATAAGAGGCTGCCTTCGGGTGGCCTTTTTCTTTCTGGAGCATATATGTTCGATAAATGTAAGAAATGTGGTAAACGTTATTTTCTAAAAGCATCTGCATTAATATGTGCAGTGAACGATTATGAAAATGAACGGTCTAACTTAGAAATCTTAATGAAAGCAAGCAGGAGAATCTCTATGGATATTCGTACCCGTCGTGAAAAAGAAGAGAATGAACGTCGCCGTCGCAGTAATAGTGGTTCATCAAGCAGATCTTCGTCTACATCAAATATGATTACAGATAGTGTGATTTACTCTGGGGCTTATGATAGTTATTCTTCCAGCTCTAGCTCAAGTTCATACGATTCGGGCAGCAGTTGTGATTCTTCCTCCTCTTCATCATCTTCGTGTGATTAATGTTGAACTTGAGGATGAACTAGATGCAATTAAGCGTAACAACAATTGACAGGGCTTTGTCTATTGCATTGTTCGTAGCAACCTTTGCAGGGGGTTATTATGTAAAAGGTTTAGTTACTGATAAAGATGCACTAGCCCAAGAAAAGATTTCTCAACAGATTGTTCAGAAACAAGATGAAGCTGCTAGTGCAGTGGCTACTAAGGTTCTGGATAACCTGTCTGCATGGAGGCAGAATACACGAGATGTTGTTAAAGAAATCCACACTGAAACAAGCAACCCTGTGTTTGTTAATGTCTGCGCTACTGATAAGTACGTCGAGTTGTTCAACCAGAGGCAGCGCCAAGCCAGAGCGGCCCTTGCCGGTGAACTTAAAGCAGAAGTGCAGCATTGATGTACCAGAGCTAACAGGGCCAACAGGTTTAGCTCTAACGAAAATAAATGATTGGTATCAGGATGAATACACACAATGTGCAGCCAATCATAATGGATTAATTGATGCTCTCAAGGAAAGAGGTATCCAATAATGTTTTTAGTCTTTGCCGGTCAAGGATCATTTGACTATAATAGGGCAGGTGGTTGGAACGACTTCATTGAAGAGTTTCATCAAGAAGAGGTTGCTTTAGCTTTTGGTGAAAAACTTAAAAGTCAGTATGCATGGGTTCAAGTTGTAGATTCAGATGTTAGAAAGATTATTTGGGAATATTAATGACATGGAGGTCATATGGCTGGTAAAACTACAGCAACCCGTTATCGTATTCATGGTATCCCTATTGTGTATTGTGACAACTACACAGAGTTCTATAAAAAGAACTGGGGAGTAGTACACAAGTTCTTCATGTATGATTTAAAAGATTATCATGAAGCTGAGGATATTACTCAGGATATCTTTATCAACGTCTGGAGATTTATCTTTGAACGCGATGAAAAGATTTATCGACTGCTTCCATCCCACCAAGAGAATATGACTTATCAGGTTAAGAATATTATCTGGTCTATTCGTTCTAACCGAAACACAATGCTTGAACGTCGTATTGATGTATTGACTGAGAGTATGATGTTTGATAATCCTAATAGTGATGAAACCCCTCTAGAAACGGTTGTAAACCGCTGTCATAGTGTAGGCGACCCATTCACTGAGTCTCGTGTTTATTTCTTCTTAGAAGACCTTCAGGAGTCTTATAGCGATAAGAAAGTAAGTGATATGTTCACACTAATTTTCTTAGGTTTCTCTCACGATGAAATTCAACAGAAACTGAACATCTCACACGGAACATTCTACCGTCGTTATAAAGATCACAAAGCTAAATACGAAACTATTGCTTTGAATCACTTTTCATCAGAGGAGATGGAGCTTCATGAAGGAAATTAAGTCTTTCGGTTTTTACACTGTTTATTTTGTTAAGTATGTCCAGAAGTATTGGGTAATCAATACCGCTGAAGATGTTCTTGAAGCTGTACCAGATTCCTTACCGGAGGCTTTGGCGGTTGCCGAAGCTTTCAATAATAGCCTTGCTAAATTTATTATGGAAAACGATGCAAATGACTAAAGTAGTTATTCTGAATGGCCCACCACGTAGCGGTAAAGATACTATTGGAACCTTTGCTGCTGATGATTGGGGGTTTGCTACTCTGGCTTTTAAAGAGCCTATGTATCGTATTGCAGCAGATACTATTGGCATGAGTTATGAAGATTTCATGTTCAATTATGAAACTGATGGATGGAAAGATACTAAGGTAAAGGGTTGGGGAGGTAAGTCTGTTAGGGATCTGATGATTGCTATTAGTGAGACTTACATTAAACCTTTCTTTGGTGAAGATTACTTCGGTCGTAAAGTGGCTGAGAAGATGGAAAAGATGTCCCCATACGTAGCTCATTATATTATGACTGATGGGGGTTTCTTTGCTGAAGTTGATGCATTAGTAAAAGCGGGGATTGACGTTTACGTCGTCCATATGTTCCGAGACGGTTGCACATTCGAGGGCGATTCTAGAGATTACATAGATCACCCGGAAGTAACAACCCTTATGCTGGAAAACAACGGAACGATTGAAGAAGCTCTAGAAGAACTGACAAGGATGTTAAGTGCTTATGGATTACCAACTTGCCCCGGAGACGATAACCCCGTCCTATGATTATACGTTAGCTCTTGTCGATGCCGATGTTCTTCGATATGAGATAGGAGCTATTCAGACTGATCACCCCTTCTTGGCTGGGAATAAAATCCCGGCTAACCCTGAGTTTATCTATCAACGGATTGAGGATAGACTTAGGAGAATCAAAGAAGCAACAAGCTGTTATAATATGTTCCTAGTATTCAGTGGACAAGGTAATTTCAGATACGAACATGCTACCCTTGAACCATATAAAGGAAAGCGTACAGGTGTCGAAAAGCCCCACCACTGGATTACAGTAGATAACTACTTGAAGCAACATTATGATCACATCATAATTAATAGTCGTGAAGCAGATGATTATTTAGCAGAGCGACAACGAGTAGATAAGAATACAATTATCTGTACTCGTGATAAGGATTTGTTAGTGACTCCCGGATGGCATTATCGCTGGGCTTGCGGAGAGAATCAACCTGAAGTACCTCCTCATTATGTAACCGAGCTAGAAGCTTGGAGAAACTTCTTCTATCAAATGCTCATTGGAGATAACACTGATAATATTATTGGTTGTGGTGAAAGACGACCTGTTATCAGAGGTGGTAAGGAAGTAATGTGGAGGTTTGGTATAGGTTCTAAAGCAGCCAAAAAGCTCTTATCTGGTTGTCAAACAACTACTGGCATGTATCATACTGTTAGAGCAGAATACTTGAGACTATTCCCTGATAAATGGGAATGTAATATGTTAGAGAACGCTAGACTACTATTTGTCGGACAAAGAGAAGATGATTTGTTTGATTGGTCTTGGCTAACTAAAGAATGGTAACATATTACTCAAGGATGATATATGAAAGTAGATTACAGCCGCTATGAAGAGATGGAAACTCGTCAATCAACTCGTGATGTTCGTATTAAAAATCACCTGATGGATAAGCGTGGTAATAAGTCTCGTACATACAAGACCTCCCATCGTGTTGAAAAACGTCGAGATTGGGAGGAATAAGATTGGCTAGAAAAACTTCGGGGAGCAAGTCTCCCCTCACAAGATGTTCTGGCAGATGGACTGAAGCTAGATATAATAGTTTTGTTAAGTCTGCAATAAGAAGTATGAGTGGTAGATGGCCTGTTAAATATGATGCTATGAAGAAAGCTCAAGTAGGTATCATGATTAATGAAAAGACAGGACGTAAAGCAATGCACTATAAATGTGCTTGTTGTGGTTTAGACTTCCCCGCTAAAGAAGTTCAAGTTGACCACATCGAACCTCTCGTTCCTACTGATGGAGCTTCTCAGAACGATTGGAATATCATTATTGGCAGAGCTTTAGTAGAGGTTGACGGCTTTCAGGTTCTTTGCAAACCTTGCCATAAAGTAAAAACTAGTGAGGAAAACAATGAGCGTAGAAACAGTCGAAAGCACACAGACTCCTGAAATGACTTTTCTTTATACTAATTATAAAGGTGAGACAGATTTGAGAACTGTAGTAACACCAAGCATCACTTACGGTGTTTCAGAGTATCATAATGATGGTGAACCTTGTTGGTTACTGGTAGCGTTTGACACTAAGAAAGGTGATTGGAGATCTTTTGAAGTGTCAAGCATCCGAAGTTTTGAACAAATCCCATTTTAAGGAAATGTTATGAAAAATCTGATGGATAGAAAAAGAGAGGGAATGAAAGCTCTTAAAAAGTCATGGGACAAACATGAACAAGAGCAAGTAAATAAACTTCTTGATCAAATGGAGTTTTGTGCTAGCAATATTAAAGCTTTGTGTGAAAAAATTAAAAGTTAAGGTATCAGATGAAGATAATATCTATAGTTGTTTATTGCCCACAATGTCACTCATCTAATATTCAATCTAGTACTTACACAGATTATTGTGGTGACTGTAATTATATACTTCAAACCTATTAAAAGTTAAATAAAAATAAACCCCCTTGGATTTCTCCTTGGGGGTTTTCTTGTTTTAGTCTCTCTTCAGATTAAGCCTTCTGGCTCTCACCTTGTATCGACTTCTCACTGGCTTGCCTGAATTAGCATCCAGCAGGGCAGCCCTAGCCTTAGCATTATCCAGTGAAACCTTCTTAGTCAACTCACCTGAATCCACTTTCTTAGCAAATTCTTCCCTCTGAGCATTAGTCATTAACTTAACCTCTTCAGGATTCTTACCAAGAACTGTTCTAACAATCTGAGACTTAAGACCATTAGCATGTGTGCTGTTACTCTTAGAGAGATTAGCAACATCTTCACTTGATAACCACAGAGCAGGTTGGTCAGGATACGTATCTTTATAAGATTTAGACTTCTGTAGCATTCTCACATATTGACGCAGAGAATGACCAGCAGGAGAGTTATCCCCATAATATACTTTAGACAGGACGTTAGCAGCATCAACTACATCTTCTAAACTATCACCGTCTCTCAGAGCCTTTTCAGCCCTATCCACAATCTCACCACTCAAAGCATCTTGTGCTTCTTTCACATCACCTGCATTAGATTTATTGATAGTCTTCTTCAGAGAATCAATCTCTTTATGCAGAGCTTCCAGTTCTGGATTTGCTTCAGATAATGGGCCAGTAGAACCTGACAGCTCCATCTCTTTCTCAGCAGGAGTAGCATCTTTCTGAAGTTTCTTAGAGTAACGTTCAGCAGCATTACGAGCCTTAGTGTAAGCTTCTTCCATTCTACCTTGAGCCAGAGGCTGACGAGTCAGGTTGAAGTTCCTATCCATATAAGCATCGATAAAGTCTTGAACATCTTTAGGGTCAGCATCAGTCTTAAACTCTTTCTTCATGTCAGAACTAATCTTGTCCATCTGAACAGATAAGTCATGCAAGTCTTGAATTTGTTTAGCAGTCTTGATAGCTTCAGATTTCTTCTTCTCAGCAGCTTCAGCTTCAGCAGCCTGTTTCTCTGCATTACCTTCCAACTCCTGAGCTTTACGCTTAGCCTCTTCCGCTTCTTTTTGCTTCCCTAGTCTCTTGTTAATAACTTCTTCTTGATTAAAGATCTTTTTCCACAGAGAATTAGATTCGGATGGTGTTAATGGTTTACCAGTTTTCTCAGCAGCTCTGAACGCCTGATTAATCATAGGCATAACAGCTTTCTGAACATCAGGATGCATATCACCAACTGAATTGAAATATCCATCTCTCTGGTCATTCCATTTAACAGCTTCAACAGTAGGAGTGTTATCTACCGTACCATCTGACTTAGGAACCAAAGACTTCTCATAAGCTTTCTCAGCCCTAACCTTAATATCGTTAATACCTAAGACTTTAGAGTGAGTTAAACCTTTAGCACGAATAGCATCACTAATAAAACCCCAAGGGATATTAAAGTCTTTACTCCAGCTCTGAAGTTCATTCATGTTGATTTCGTGTTGCTTATCTTCACGAATTCTTCTAGCTCTATTGACTTGTTCTACAGAATGATTTAAAGCTTCAACATTATTAGCAACATCTTCCCTTCTCATTTGTTTCAAGAACTCTTTATCATTTTTGTTATTATGATTAATTTGATCTTTAACTTGCTGAGTAGTGAATTGATCTTTAACAGTGTTAAGTTTACGATCTTCAATAGCTTGTACAGCCTTAGACATAGCATCCATATCCTCTCTAGGAGTCTTTGTAGGAGCTTCTGGCTCTGGGGTAGGCTCAGCTACTGGTTCTTCTGTAGGACGCTGCTCAGGACGTCTCACGAGCGTCTGGTCGATAGTAGGAGTAGGCTCAGGCACTGGCTCTGGAGTAGGCTCTTCCACAACAGGTTCTTCAGCTTGTTTAGGGGCTTCAGGACGTCTTGCAAGAATCTGGTCTGGCTCAGGCTTAGTCTCAACTACAGGCTGCTCTTCTACAGGAGCTTCCTCTGGTCTAGAAGGTCTACGTACTAACGCTTGGTCAGGTTCAGGAGTAACAACAGGTTGTGGTTCTTCCGTCACAGTAGTTTCTTCTACAACAGGTTCCTCTACCTTTCTTGGAGCAGGTCTACGAACAAGAGCTTGGTCTGGCTGTGGTGCAGGAGTTGCTTCAGGGGTTGGTGCTACATCAGGTTGATCATACTGAAGTTCAGGAGTGTTCTCTTCAATACTATTAGAGTTTTCCATATCAGCACGAGCATCATCTACAGCAGCTCTAGTCCTTTGAGCAGCAAAATCACCACGAGCAAGATCTCTTACTTGGTTAAGGTTATTAGCTTGTTCCCTTCTCAGAGCACGTTTTGCATGACCTGACTTAAGAGCATCTACAGTTGTACCTACAACCTTATCAATAAAGCCGCCAGAACTTACTGTAGCGTTACGACCAGCAGTAGGGTTAGTTCTACCATTCCTAAAGTTAGGGTGCATATTGTCAAGCTGATTATAAACAGCATTGTACTCAGCAGCATGTGCAATAGGATTAAACCCTTCAGTAAAACCTTTAGGGGCAGTATAATTCTCATTGAAATGAGTCTTAAAGTAATCAGGAGTTCTGTCAAAAGAATCTTGAACCTGCTTAGCTTTATTCAGAAGTGATTGCTGCCTTGCTGGGTCAGTAGAACCTTTATCACGTTTCATCATAGATACGTAATCATTTAAGTTCTTCTGGAATCTATCTACTCCTGCCAACTCTGCATTGATAGTTGAGTTATAACTGTTAGTGTCTCCCTCTGAAGCATATCTGCTCTTCAAGTCTTTCACAAAATCATCTGTATTAAGTTTAGCTGTATTTAAGCTATCCTCAACGTTCTTAACAATAGCAGAACCTTTATTTTCAATATCAGATTTAGTAACAGCCATTCTACCAGTATCACCATCTTTAGTAACAAATGGTAATCTTGCGTTGGTAGCTGAATCTCTACCTGCATCCATCGATTTAAACACATCATCCTGAGTCTTACCAAAAGCAGCCTGAGCAGAAGCATCGTTGTTAAGACGACTATCTAACAGAGGAACACCTTGGTCAGCTAGGATTTGACTACCACGAACAGCGTTGTAACGACCACCATTTGCATAAGCGCCTAAGAGTTCATCAGAGGATTTAGCATTAGCAATAGTCTGAGACTCTGCATCAATATCAGCTCTAGCATTCTCAGGGGTTGAATCAAGAACATCTCTAGCAGCCTTACCACCACGAGAAAGTAAATGAGATGCACCACCAAAAGCTCCACCGAAAGCAGCACCATAACCACCACCTTCAACAGCTCCTGTCAGAACATCACCTAAGTCACCTTCAGGATTATTGTTTGCTTCATTAGCAGCACCTACTACAGCACCACCTCCAGCACCTACAGCAGCATTCCTACCAACTGTACCTGCCATCTCCATAGACTTACCGAGAAGGCTTTCAGCAACACGACTACCAGAACCCGGAAGAAGTCTGTTTGCGATGTAGTTAGCACCACCCACGTTTACTGCGTCTGTAAGGCTCTCTTGGCCTTCTTTCTGGTTAGCATAGGCATTACCCATCTCGCGCATAGCAATGCCCGGAATAGCGAACTCAGGAGCTACAATCATTGCTCCCACATCAGCAGCTATCCTACCACCAGTTTCGCCAATAGAACGACCAGTAGTGTCTCCAATATTGTCCTGACGTTTCTTATATAAATCATCAGCGTTCTGTTCCATTCGTCTACCATAAGCAGACAGGGAACTAGCATCCCTACCAATAAGATTATTAGCAGCTTTATCACCCATCTGAACAAGACCAGCAATACCTCTAGCAACATCATGGCTAACTGTGTTAGCGCCTGATTGGATAGTGTCTGCTAAGAAGTTACCAACCGTACCAGCAACAGAATCATCTTTAGGTGCAGGAGCTGGAGCTGCTTGGGGGATTACTCCCCCTGCATTCTTATACTTAGCCTGCATTTCTACTTTCTGATCTTCGCTCGCATTCTGATAGGTTGGAGAAGCAGTAATCTCACTCCAATCTTTTAAAGAAGCCATCAGCTCCCCTCCTTACTTATATTAGTTATACATCCAAGAATCATCTGTAGATAAAGCACCACCGGTACGAGATCTAACTTCATTTTCGCCAGCTTCTTCAAAAACACCATAAGGGTCATGGAATCCACTACCGTAAGCTCTGTTAACAAGAGCTGTTGCCCTTTCTTTTCCGAGGGTTCTCGCAACAGATTTAATCCTCTGAATTTTGATTCTCTGAATATTAGAATCCGCAGATTTAGAACCTACATCATTGGCTTTATCAAGATAGTCAATAGCTCTAAGAGTTGGACTCCAACCAGCTTTAAGGCTAATCTTGTTTGTACCCTTAGTGAAGATGCTTGGGTCTTCTGCAAAGCCAGAAACATCAGCTTCTTGAAGTGAACGGTTCTCACCAATCTCACCCCTTGCAGAGTTAAACGCAGCCTGTTGGTACGCAGCAGCAGCAGCTTGAGGGTCACCCTTAGCAATCGCATCTCTAGCAAGTTCCAAGTCCTTCTTAGCAGCATCAAAGTAACCTTGCTTAACACTCCAAGACTTAATTACAGAACCTTCTGGTGTATTCTTCTCAGCATTAAGATCTCTCGAAGTGAAGTTATAATCATTAGCAGCAGCTTTAGCAGCAGCTTGTTTGATTCTATCTCTTTCATTGAGTAATTCTTTCTGTTGAGCAAACCTAGCATTCTGTAGCTTCTCTTGTTGAGCAGCTCTTGCATCAGCAGCTCTGTTAGTAGCTTCCAGTCTCTGAGAAAATCTCTGATCTTCTTGGGCACTAGTAATAGCATTACGTCTTCCCCATTCAGCATTGGTAGCATCCATTTTATCTGCATCCGACATTTGTTGCTGTCTTAACAGTTTAGGATCTCCAGCAGCAATAGCCGCAGCTACCGAGTCAGGAGTATATTGCTGTAACAGATACTCTCTATTGTTCTTGAGTTGATCTTTAACTTCTGCATTTTCCATAGCCTGAGAACCAGCTTGGAATGCTTGCATAGGATTAGCCCCAGACATAATAGCCAGACCAGTATTCATCATACCAGTATAGAAGTTAGAGTTCTTATAGAAAGGATCTTGTTTAACTTCCTGCCATGCAGCTTTAGGATCTTTTGCTTGAGCAATAGAAGCCATATCACTTTTAATTCTACTAGCATCTAAACTCTGAGATTCAGCAGACATTGCATTCTGTGGATTCTGAGAAGAGATTCCAATATCAACACTCTGTAAGCCATTAGATAAAGCAGCTTGAGAATATTGTTTGGTGTCATTAGTAGGATTCTGAGAGATTTGCTTAGGAGCAGAAGTTGGTAACAGTCCATTATCAGCCATAGTCTGTTCATCTTTAAATGCTTCCGTACCTCCCTGAGTGGGTTGTGGGGAACCAATATCGATACCAGCTAAGTTACCACCAGAGATTTGACCAATTAACTGATTAATATCCACAGGAGCAGGTTGCTGTCCTTGAGGTTGATTAATATCGTAGTCAGGTCTGGTAATCTGTTGCATATCCTGTTGAGCATTACCAACTAAAGTAGATAGGTCAATGCCTTGAGGAGTTTGAACTTGACCCTGTGTTGGGTTGATATTATTTTGTTTTAAATAGTCCTGTAACGCCTGCATGTTAATCCTATTTCTCGGAGGAGCAACAGCCATTGGATTACTAGGGACAGCCTGAGAAGGGGCCGAAGCCCCCGTTCTCTGTGAATAAATGGTATCCATTATAACTCCTTATTAAGATGCAAGACCGCCAAGAGCACCACCTGCTAAAGCACCCCACGGGCCAAATGCAGAACCAGCAGCAGCACCAGACATAACACCACCAAGTAATCCAGAGCCACCACCAGAAGTGGTTGACTTAGTTGTCATACCCTGAGCACCATTAAGAACAGAAGTTGCATTGATCATATTTTGAATCTGTGACCAATCGTAATTCTGATTGTTAAGTGCATTGTTGTAGTTATTATTCAGATTAGCCTGTTCATTCTGTTGCATCATATTACCAGCGTTAAGAGCATTCTGATTAGCCTGATTAGCAAACTGAGCACCAGTGTTAGCAAGACCGGCAGCATTAGCCCCGTTCTGAGCTAGAGCACCTAAAGCACTAAACTGACTCTGCCTATTACCAGAGAGAATACTATTAGCCTGACTTACTGCATTATTATATGCTTGGTCGGTAATATTAGAAGCATCATTCTGCATCTGAGATAGAGCAGCAGTACGTGCATTATCTTTAGCCATTCTAGAAGCACTACCACCTCCACCACCCTGCATAGTTTGCTGAGCAATATTAGTAAGTTGGTTCTTAGCTAGGTTTTGTTTTGTACCATAATTAGTTGCATCAATTGCACCCTCGACAGCGCCTTTATCATAAAGCTGACCAGCTAGCCCACTAATTTGATCGGAAGTAATTCCACCATTAGTAGCTAAACCTTGTAGTTGAGAGTAAGCATTGTTCAAAGTATCTAAGCCTGCTTGACCACCTTGAATAAGTTGACCAGACAAACTGTTCAGTTGATCTGAGTTGATTAACTGATTTAAAGCATCCTGTTGTGTTTGATTTAATCCAGCATACTGTTGATTAACATAACTACCGTTGTTAGTGTTATTAACTTGGTTTGTCAGAGAATCAATCATATTCTGAATGTAGTCAGGACGAGTCATGCTGCTGGTAGTAGTTTTACTACCCCCACCGAATAATCCCATCATATACCTCCATTAAGAAAACATGTTAAACAAACCGTTTAGAGCACCAGTACCGCCTTTGTTATAAAGTTGGTTAGTGTAGTTACCCTGAGCATTAGTATTTCCTGTACCAGAGAACCCACCTAAACTACCAACAATACCAAGACCAGTAATACCAGCACCAAGTAACTGTTGTCCAACACCTTGTCCCGGAGTATTACTTGTAGTCGTATAACCTGCCATTGGGCTTAATGAATTAAGTACATTAAGTTTATTGTTGAGCTGGTTCCAGTCGAACTGTTGTGAACCCATCTGGTTCTGCCAAGTGTTATTGTATTCATTCTGAGTCTGAGACTGCATCTGATTACCAGCATTCAGAGCATTCATGAGTGCAGATTGAGTAAGACCAGCAGACTGATTACCGAGATTAATATTGGAGTTAGCAACATTACCGAGTAAGTTAGCAGCACCAAGCTGAGATGAATTATTTCCTTGAAGTACATTAACACCTAAATTGTTCAGCGACTGCTGCCTGTTGTTGTTTGTTAGAGCAGAGATGTTATTTGAGTTAGCTCGGTTGGCTGCTCGAACAGCAGCACCGCCACCAAGACTTTGAGCAGCATTACCTGCACTAAGTCCTTGAGAGATAGCACCTCTGTTAACGGAACTACCCATCATACCATTAGTAAAGTCTTTTACTTGCTGGCCTGTAACTCCATTGTTAGCCACACCTTGAAGTAGCTGATTCACATCCCCTAGTTGACCTAATCCCTGTTTAGTTAAACCACCATACATTCCTGCAACTTGATTCAGAGCTGAGCTATCAGTTAAAGCCTGAAGCGCATTATTCTGAGTATCATTTAAACCAGCAATGTCATGATTGATATAGCCACCAACATCCATGTTGTTTGTCATCGAAGCAATTTGTCTCAGAAGATCAGCAACATTATCGGATGGTTTAACTGTGTTGGTGGTTTTAGTAGAACCTCCAAATAAACCCATATACCCTCCTATTATCTATTGAAAGAAGAACCACCGATACTTCCGAGAATCTGCATAACCCTCTGAGTGTCGTTATTCCAACCTGAAGCACCTCTACCTATTCCAGAATGACCTTCCACCGTTACAGACTTAGGCTTCGTTCCTGCTAAAGTTGATAAAGCAGCTAAAGCAGCATTACCCCATTGACCACTTCCTTGATTCTCTACTGGAGCATTTTGAGAAACAATAGGAAGAGCAGCACCCATTTGAGCTTCTGCTTGATTAGGAGCATTCTGAGCAATAGTCCTGTCAAGTAGAGCAGGAGTAAATTGATTAGAAGGTTTTCTTGAAGCAAGTGCTCCTACAGGATCTAATACATCATCTATATTTTCTGGTGTTGAATACTGAGAAGGTACATTAGAGGATACAAAGTTTCTGAAGTTAGGATTTCGAATATACTTAAAACCCTCTTCAGGCATGTTACGTTTACCAGAGATGATTTGTCTAGCACCACCAGTACCTTGATTGTATCCTAACAAAGCTTTAGGGACGTTACCCTGAAAAGCTCTGAGGTTGTCTGCGAGATACCTAGCACCCATTTCAATATTCTTAGCAGGATCATATCTATCTTGAGGGTTATATCCATAATCTTTAGCAACAGCCCTACTAACCTGCATAAGACCTACAGGGCCAGTACCTGATTCTGCATTAGGATTACCACTAGATTCTGCCTGTATGACAGAGGTGATAAGCTCCGCTGGAATACCATATCTAGCTGAAGCATTATTAATTAATGCCCCATAATTCTTTTGAATAGTCATTCAGCGACTCCTTTAAAGCGTCTATATATTATTCATCCTTCCGACTGTAATATAGTTCCAAATCAGAAGTAATCAGCAGCATCCAAGCAAGGTAGGTTGAACCCCATTTGTGCTCTAACTGGAGAAGTATAAAAGTACACA